ATGCTATCGGATGCCCAAGTAAAGTCATTAAAACCTAAAGAATCTAGATATTCAGTAGCAGATGGGGAAGGATTAAACATTTCCGTTTTTCCTAATGGAAAAAAGAAATGGGTTTTGTCTTATCGCCAAAATGGAAAGCAAAATCAAAAGATGTTGGGTGAATATCCTATTATGGGATGTAAAGAAGCACGCCAACTAGCAAGACAATTAAAATTAGAATATCAGGGCAAGGTCGCCAATTCTCCACCAGTCCATAAGGTGGTTGAGGAATGGTTGAGTATCATGAAATCACAATGGACCAGCAAAAAATACTATGACACAGTCGAATATCGACTTGCATATCTAACCGAGGATTTTAAAAATCTTCCAATTAATGAAGTTGAAAGAAAGCACATCTCGAAGAAAATTAAAGAAATTGTTGCAAAGGGTACTTTAGAAACAGCAAGCCGAGCATTAAGACTTGGAAAGCAAGTATTTGATTTTGCAATTGCCTCAGATTATACAGATCGTAATCCATGTACATTAGTAGAGGATGTAATACCTGAATATGAATCTGACAGCCATCCTTGTTTACCTGTGAGTGAAATGCCAGAATTCTTTAAACGCATGAAAGCGAGTCATTCTAGCTCAATAGTAAAAATGGCCATGCTTTTAGTTTGTTATACCGGAACCCGAATAACAGAATTGTTAAAAGCTAGGTGGGATACTGGAGAGATAGATTTTGAAAACAAAGTCTGGATAATTCCTGCAGAGCGAATGAAAAAAAGAAAAGAATTAATGGTCCCACTGGTACCGCAAATCTATGCTTTGTTTAAGGAACTCGAAAGCGTCAAAACAGATGATGGGTACATATTTAAAAAACGTGGAAAACCTTATGAGCACATGACATCTGAGTCGGTTCTCACAATGATAAAAAGAATGGGCTACACAGATAAAATGGTTACTCATGGTTTTCGTTCATTGTTTTCGACTCATGCTAATGAAAGTAAATTGTTCCGTGGTGAGGTTATCGATTATCAAATTGCCCACGTGAACAAAACAACAAAAGCAGATAAGACAAGTAAAATTTATAACCGTGCCGAATATTGGGATGAGCGAGTAGAGCTTATGACTTGGTATGCGAATGAAGTAGAAAATTGGATTGGTACTAACTCATGAACCAAAGTTTATTTGTCGGTTTTTGGAATATAAATTTATCTCCTCCTATAGGAAATAGATGGAATAAATCAAAAGTTGATAAAAAAATAAAAGTTTCTAGGGTAATTCAAGGGCTCTTGAAACTCGATTTTGATTTTTTATGTCTTTGTGAGGTTTCACCTGAGGATATGGAGTTTATAGATAATAGTATTCAACTTATTGGGATGGGCTATGATTACAATATTTATCGAAAAAATTATGGAGGCTTATATTTTGATACATGTGTAATATTTAAAAATACTTTTGATTTTGTTCAATCAAAAGTAGAAGTCGATGGTGAAGAAAAGAATAAGCTTAAAGTCTTTCAAAAATATGAATTTCTAAGTGGGCACTTAGAAGAAAGAATTATATTTTATGTTACTCATTGGTTATCTCAATTAAATGATAATAAGGAAAAAAGAAGAACAGTCGCATCATTTATTAAAAAAGATACTAATGATGAAAAAAAATTTTTCAATAAAACGAAGTTTGTTGTTTTAGGGGATTTTAATGTTGAACCTTATGATTCGGCAATATTAGAGGGGTTAAGAAGTACTAGGGATCAAAAAGTTATCTCTAATAATTCTTCACTGTTTTACAATCCTTTTTGGAAATTTTTACAAATTAAGGAAGATCAACCCTCAGGTACCCATCACTGTACTAAAAATGAGTTCCATCACTGGCACATTTATGATCAAATCTTAGTTTCAGGAAACTTTTTCCGTGATGGATGGAATTTGGATGATAATCTAGTTCTTGTCTTTGATGATAAGATGATTAGTTCTTTACATAATGATTCATTTAGTAACCCTTCAGATCATTTGCCTATCTGTCTAAAGTTGGAGAAAACAAAATGCATTTAGATTTAAGTTTAGCAGTTGAAGAGGGTATGCAATCCTCTGTAACCAGAGACAAAAGTATTGAAGAAATTGATAATGTATTATTTGAAGTAGACCAAGCAGTTAAGAAAGCAACAAATAATAAAGTTGAATTTGGTTGGAGAAAAAAAGGGTTTAATACGTTAGGTTTATTAACGGGTCTTACTTCACTTCCAATTACAGATGTAAAAATTGAATCTCAAGAGCCTGAGTCGCGTGTTCTCTATGTTTCTGCAACAGATGACAAAACACAAAGATTTGATATAACAATATTAGTGATAAGTCCTGATGGCTTCCCATGTGAAATGAATGTTAACGGCAACAAGCTTATATCACATGATGCTGAATCCTTATTAGAGCAATTTAAACCCTTACTTTCTAGTGCTTTTGTTGGAGATAAAATAAGAAAATTAATGAAAAAAGGCGCTTAATTAGCGCCTTAAATTTTGAATCTAATCATAGCAAGTAATTATGAAAGCAATTTTTTGTAGGTTTTAAATTGAACGAATTTCTAATGTATAAAATTGATAAATGGGTAAATCAAAATGGGTAATAAATACTACGATCAATTAGTAAATAATGATTCTCATTTTGAAATTACGTTTAATGATTTTGAGGAGTTTATAACTTTTATTCGTCCAGATAAATTACATGTAAAAGATCTTATGACTCAATTAAGATTGGAATTTAACCCATCAGCTGTTAATTTTCCTTTTTTTAAGATAAAAGATTTTAAAGGGTATAGTACATTAGACAAATCGATCATTTATCGGGGACATGGAGAAAGTGATTGGGATTTAAAACCAACCTTTTATCGTAATAAAAAAAATATTGGGTGGGTTAAGACAAATTGGAGTGTAGATCAAAATTATGAGTCAGAAATTTTATTGAAATTCCAAGATTCCTGTGATTTAGCTGGTGTTCAATTACCATCAGATAATGATCAATTGAGAAGAAGACAAAAAAATAAGTTAAGTAAATATAGGAAATCGTTTGGAAGAGATCAGCTAGATTGGTTTGATGATGATTTTTTTGAGTTAGCTGTATATGCACAACATTATGGAGTTGAAACTAGATTGCTGGATTGGACCAAAAATCCGTTTGTAGCTAGTTATTTCGCTTGTTCTCATGCACTCAAAATGAATTATGATCCAAATTCAAAATTTTGCATTTGGGTATTAAATTCTGAAAGTATTACAAATGAATTGAATCAAGTACTCGAAGTGCTAGATCCACCTAAAGGCCTTAATCAGCATATTTCTCATCAACAAGGTGTCTTAACTTACACAAAAAATCACATCAAAATCTTTAATAAATTTGGAACTCGACCATGCTTAAAAGATATTCTAAAGTATTATGAAAGTGGTTACAGGTTATTAAAAATAACTTTAGGATATGAATTAATCGTTGAATTATTTAATTATTGTAATATTCATAATTTCAATGCATGTCACTTATTTCGTGGTGCCAACGGTGCTGCAATGCACACCACTGATTTATTAAATTTTGATGACTATAAATATCCTATAGAAGATTAAAGGCGCTTATTTAGCGCCTTGAATCTCAACTTTAATCTTTGCTACTGATTGAGATGTCCAACCCTTATAAGTTTTGGATTCTCGATCAGGCGGGAATTTCTCCAAATAATATTTTTTAAAAGTATTTGGAGCCATTCCGAGTTCTTTAGCTAATTGTCTTAAAGAATACCAAGACATTTAAATCTCCTGACTTTCCGCTTTAACTTCTTTCAGTGATTCAATTGACTTAATCCAACTTAAAATGTGTGGCTTAGTTATTTCATCCTGACCGTGAAACCAGTAGAACTTTTTTTCTTTTTCAAGAACGTAATAAGGTTCACCAGATCCATTAGGCACAAGAAAATAATGGGTAGCATCTTTGGGTGCTGATTCAAGTATTTCTAATTCACTCATCCCTCAGCTCCCGATTCAATATCCAACTTCATTGCACCTTCTTCTGGATATTCGGTCATCCAAAAGTAATAGCCTTTTCCACTGTGGCCATCTTCAAAGAATTTAATTGTTAGTTCAGTATCAAGTTGATCTAAATCTTTCTCACCATCTGGATTTACAAATTCGAGAAGGCTTTTTAGTTGATGACCGCTAAGTGTTATGCTCATTGTTCAGCTCCCGATACGTTTGGCACACTATGAAAATGCATCCAGTGAGAAGGTGGGTCATTATAATAATTTGCCCATACACTATTTAGATCTTCATCAATAGTTATATAGTCTTGTTCTGGAGTAACATCTGGCGCATCATCCCAACAAATAAGTACCATTATGTCTGTAGGTGGCTCTTCATCTTTTACGCTGATCCAAGTGGGCCCAGCTTGGGCTTTTGCTGCAGCCCAAGCTTTTGCACTTGTATAAAAGTCAGCTTCATATTCAGGGCTTCCATCTTTGGCCCATTTATATGCAATTGGGTCATCATTTTTATACCAATCAGCATGAGCTTGCATTTCCTTTTTCCAAAGTAACCAAGCTTTATTTGTCACTATATTAAAATAGCCATTCATGGTTTCACTAAATACAAGAATGTCATTTTTTCGAATATTGCTTTCTTGCTTGAAAGTTTCAGTTTTTTTGAAATTTTCTTCAAAAAAAGCACGGTCATAAAAAATCATGAATTAGCTCCCATTCTGCTTGAATAAAGAGCTTTATTACTTTCGACAATTTCTTCACATTCTTTTTGACTACCAACGAAGAAATAATCTTTTTTCAGTTCACCAGCCTCAAATTTAGCTACCCAAGTACCGTAGACCTTTTCGGCTGAGATATATGCATAGCGTTGCTTTGTGATTGAAATGATATCTTCAATGTCTAAACAATCACCCAAACAATTAAAGTCTTTTTCTTTATTTACGCAATTTTCAGGCTCTTCATTGTCTTGCCACATAGTTTTAATTTGGTCTTCAACAATTAGAACTGAACCTTTAGGCAAATTATGATCCTTGGCTTTATTCCAGAATTCCCACAGTTGTCGAGTTTGTTCGATCATAAAAAAGACTTGGTTATCTTCTATTATGGAATAAGAAAAAAAGTCCCGATTTGTATAAGAAGCTGCGAGATCAGGAACAAACCATAGCTCCATACTGTCTTTTTTAAAAACTTCTACTTCTGCAATTAAAGCTTCTCTTTGGTTCGCTAAATTAATCATTCGCTTGCTCCAAACAATAAGTGACAGCTTGCTCTAAAGTTTCAAATTCCTTTTCCACATCATTGTCGAGATATGCCGTCCATTCGTCATTACCGCCACATTTCGAGATAAGAACACTTCCAATCCAAACATCATCGTCATCAAATTGCACTGCAGTCTTAACTTCAAACATTTAGGCCACCATCTGATAACTTTTTTGATTTAATCTTGCTAATCCACGCAAACGTAATTGCTCAATAAAGTGTTTATCTCTGTTCATCCATGCTCTGCAGAACGAGGCAAATTTCTTTTGGCAAATATCATTCATTGGATAACCATCTTTTGTTTCATTCATTGATATCTTTGCAACTTCTTTGCCACGCTTTAAAATAATGAATCCATTTTTATGAGATGGGTAATACCCGTTTTCACACATCCAAACAGTGAAAGGAAACGACATAGAATCAGGGATGTTTCTCATCATTTAAAATCTCCAAATGGAATCTTTAACTTTTGCCTTGTAGAGCAGGGCATCTGTTTCATGAAGCGAAACATTTGAGAACACATGAGTTCTGTTTTTACCAACCACAGTGAAAGTTCTGGTTTTGCTGTTGTATATTTGGATCATTGTGGTGACTCCAATAAGAAGTTATTTTCAACTTCTAGTTCTTTTCTTCTTTTTATAACCAGCTCCATTAGGGGTTCTTGAATACGTTCATCTGCTTCTGAAATATCAATTTCAATCGCATCCAACGTAGTCAGGTCTGTAGCTCGTTTGACTCGTTCAGAAATTGAAATATTTTCTTTCGATTGACCAGCAATGATGACTAAGTGTTTATTTAACTCAGTTAAAAAAGATTTTTGATCTTCAGAAGCCCAGTCTTTCGTTTCCTCAATGAGACTATTAGCTGCATCTGCAGTTTTAGTTTTCTTTAGCTTTTCAATAAGGCCAGCTAACGGAGACTCAACAGGTTTGTCATTATGATAACGAGTCCAATTTTCCTCTTTGTTATTGGCCTTCTTCGCAGATTTTTTTGCTTGAGTTGAGTTAATTTCTTTATCTGCTTTGGGTTCAATTGGTCCCAAAACGTTTAGGATGTTGTCGTCATCTATACTTGTCAAACCTACTTCACCGCTAATAATAGCGTTAAGTAAATTCTTAAACTCCTCACACCAATAAAGTGACTTAACAAATACCCGCAACTCACCGAAATCATGCGATTTACGTTTAATAAATGCATCTGCAGCTGAACGAGTTAGATGGCAATTAACATCTTCCCAAAAATATTTACCATGGCAGATATGAATATTGCGTTCATTCCAATCAGATAAAATGTTTATTTGAGTAGAAGCTTTTACATCGAGGAAAAGTTCATCTTCCTCTTCAATTGCTAAACCATTTAAAGCATGCTTATCTGTAGCTTTAAGAGATTCAAAAAAATCATCAATTGATTTATATGTTGATTCATCATCGGCATCTACAATATTAGTGATTTCTACAGAATCACTAGCCGGATCTAAACCCCAAACAATCTTTTTTTCTTGAACAACAAAAATTGGTGAATCAGTACCAGCGTTATCTTTTTCCCAAGAATTTTTGAGTTGTTGGGTAAACTCCGCCCATGTTTCAGGCGTAAATAGAGTAGGTTTCATAGTTGCTAACCTTTAAATATTTTGAAGCGCTTTACGCAAATGTGGGTCAAGGTCTTCTTTATTCAGGAGCCATGAGATATATGGGCGCGGTAATTCTTTAAGAGGCGTTCCTTTGTGTTTACCCCATGTCATTATTTTGGGTAAACGTACAGCTTCAGACATGAGAAATAAGGAGTTCAAATCTTTAATTCCCAGTCGTTCAATTAGAGCTATTAGGATAATCCCAGTAAAATAAACATCCGCCCGTGCTGAATGTGCATGTCTTAAATGCTTACGTGCTTCTTCACGGTTACTCATTACGAAATAGTACAGAACAGCCAATTTATGACTTGTTAAATCAGGCCATACGTCCCTTGCTAAAGCTAAAGTACAAATAGCCTTTGCCTTAATTGCTGGTCCACATTTATTTAGAGCTTTGATGTCGTAATCAATATTGTGACCGACAATGAATTCAACCCCTTCAGGTAACCGGAACGATTCGCAACTTGGTTGACCTTCAATATCCGCTTCAATGATGTTGTGTACAGCCATTGCTTCTAAATCAATCGGTTCAGGACAAGAATAGAAACGGTTAAAAACTTCATCTTTATGAACTAACAATTGACCATTCTCTAAGCTAAAAGGCGCATAAGCGATTTCAATTGGATAACCATTTAATTTGTTGGTTTCAGTATCTAAAATAATTGCTTTCATTGATCATGCACCATTTAACTGTTAGGCCAACAAAAGCCGCAGTTGTGACATTCCCATTGAGCACCAGAGCCAGAATGACTAACACCTAAAGTGCATTTGTCATTAGTACATCTTGGACAAGTACCATAAATCACACGAAAAGATTTAATAACTAACATAAATATCCCCAACTAGCGTGTACCAAGAAAACCACGACGAATTTTGTAAGCTTTCCGGTCAGGGGAAGGTATGTGCGTTTTTTGAAGAATTTGACCTAATTCACGTCCTCTACGATATTTAATTTCGGTTTCTAGATTTCGTAAAATCCACTCTTTTGTATTTAACGTATATTGTGAAACAGGAGTTAATTCATTGTTTTCATTAACCGTATAAACACGAGTTAAAGTGTGATTTGCAGCATAAACTGTATAGCCAAGACGGACTTTGTATAAACCATGTTCTTCATCCTTCCCTACGAATTCACGGAAAGTTGATTTTTGGTTTACTTGACCATTCAGATTATTTTCGTAACGTTTAGATCCTCGTAAATAGTTTGTTCTCATTGTGCACCACCTAATTTAACTACATGTACTTGAACATCAACAGGTTCGCCTGAGTTAAATTGTTGTTGCCAATGTTGCGTCTTCTGCTCACGCACTTGAGCCTCTGCATCACATGCATAAAGGAAAGCAATAGCTAATGCACTAAATATAAGGAAGCATAAAACATACGGCCATTTACTATCTTTTTTAAACTTTAGATCCTCTGCTGATGGATGCTGATAAAGTTTAGAAGTAGCTGGTTTATTTGTTTTATTCCCGCTAAGTTCAGGCACGAAACAAATAGGTGTAGATGGGGTAGATTGACTGTTTATATATTTCTGATTCATAATAATTTGCCTTTATACGTACAGTATTGGTAGAAAAAGCCTCGATAGCCGTCCAAAGTCATTGAGGCTTTTTCATTTTTGTTAGCTCAGCATTTACAGACATTTGCGAAGGTTTATATCTGTACTTAAAGCCGTTTTTATTAATGCGCTCTTCATCAATTAAATTTTTCGCATTAATATTTGTGATTTCCATGTCCTTCCAATTTGGAAAGTCTTTACTTGAACATTGAATAACACGACCACAAGCCATAGCTCGTAACGCCTCCGAAACGCTAATCAAGCCTTGTTCGTCTATAACTTTGTCTTTGTAGTGATCCATGAGAGTTCACCTTTTGACGATTACGTAGTATTGGTTGAAAAAAGCCCCGATAGCCGTCCAAAGTTTTCAGGGCTTTTTTTATTTCTTAAGATTTAAATGACCCAATTCGTACAGGGTTTTCTGGAAGTAAAGCAATTACTTCTTCTTTGAAATCTTCAATAATTTCATTACGTAATAACTCTTCTTTGACAATTTGAATGGCAAACTGAGGTGCGCTACCAGTGCTATTTACAATTAAACGTAATTTGATTTCTCGTTCTGCAAGACCTAAGTAAGCTGAATCTTGGATGGTGAAATAAGCCGGTAATACGCCTTTTTTAGCTGAAGCTGCAATTTGGGCCATTTCAGATTGAACCTGACGTGTGTTTTCTACTTCAGCGTTACTAGTAGTCGATGCTTCAATTTGCATATTTCGTACTGCAACAAGGGCATCTTTAATATCAATAGCATTATTATTTTCATCAAATGCATTAAGTACTTGAGCCCAATCTTCAATGAAAACAGCAAAGTTACGTTGATCTAACTTATGGTCTTTAAGTTGATTTAATTTTTTCCACACCACAGTTGATTCTAGGCACAGAGAAGCTAAATAGTCACAATGGCCTTGGGTTTTTCCTTCACCATGGAAGTTAAGAACTGCAATAGCTTTTACGTCATTTTGATTAACAAAAATTGGTGTATCTTTACCGCCTTCTGCAACTACAAAATCCTTAAAGTCATTAAATGTTGGTGTAGTAAATTCACCATGAGGACGGAATCGAGCATCCATAAATTTTTCAGCAGCTATAACACTATAGTCATGATGCAAAGCTACAAGCTGACCACGCTCAAGTGGAATTACAGGTTTAGCTAAACCTAGAAATTTTTCGATTTCGATTTTTTCAGACATGAAGGTCTTTCCTTTAGTTGAGTAAAAAAGATTTTAAAAATTAAGCTTTTTCTTCAAAAAGCTGGTCAGTGTGTTTAGCAAAAAGCGATACATCACCACGTGTGTTTACATACATAGGTGTTTTGTCACCGTGTTCTTCGACACTTTTACCTTTTGGGAGTGGGGCATTTGAAATTAGTTTGTGCTCTACAGTAACGTTGTTGTGACCAACGCCTTTAGAGAACTTTAATTTAATTGTGATCTCGCCGACTTTTTGTGTATCAACAGCAGCACTTGCAACCTTGCTAACTGCATAGCCAAGTTGTTTTGCAAAGGCACCGCCATCGATGTCATTAATAAATTCTTCGCAATCTGTAGAGCGTAATGTACTCATTATTTATTCACCATGAGATGTGTTGGTGAATTAATTATTCATCAATGAATAGAATTATTCAACTAGTAATTATTCACCAATGAATTAATTGTTTATTATTTGATCTAAAATTATCCATTTGAATTATTCTAATTATAAAAAAACCCAGCATTTTGCTGAGTTTTTAGGCATTCATTACAATTTAACTACTTTAGTTTACTTCCTGAATTATTTAACTATCCATTAATGAATTTTTTGTCATTAAAAGTAGGCGTGCTAATTCATTATTAAAGCCACTAAGTGCTTGAAAAACCGTATCTTTAGCTAGTTCAGGATTTTCAAAATTATCAAGTATAAAAGCTTGCTCCACTAAAGGATGGTTCTCATCAGCTAAATTTTTTATATTTAGTAAAATATTAGCTGCTAAATTGGGTTGGCTTTTAATAACTTCCTCAGCAAACACAGTTAAAAAGGTGTTAATTCCTTGAAATTTAAAAATATCTTTATCTGGTCTTTCCATAGTGTTTCCCTTAAAACTCCCTATGCATACCAACTACTTTACCTACCAACTTACAACCCTCAGTTAATTTAATAATCTGCTCAGGCCATTTTGTATTAAGCGGTTCTAGATATTTTTCATTTCCTTCAATAATTAACTTTTTAAAAGTAGCCTCTGATTCACCTGCACATGCAACAATTACAAGATCATTGGTTTTTAGATCAAACACAGGATAATCAGGATTTACATATATTCGATCACCAGGTTCAAACTTTGGATACATTGAGTATCCAGTGACTATAAGGCCATAACCATTCTTACCAGCCTTTTTCATTGGTGGAAGCCATTCTATTACTTCCGTATCCTTTAACACAGTTTGTACATCTGTAAATGAACCCGCTGCTACCCAAGAAATCACAGGTACTAAATCTCCTTCTATGTTGATTTTATTATTAAGATCAACATTGTTATCAAGTTTAAGATTGGAATCAGAGCTTTTATTTTTTAAAATTTTTTCAATATCTTGGTAGAGCAATTCTTCTGTAGTTAAACCACACCATTTCGCTAACTTCTCTACTGTCTTAATAGTAGGCGCTTGAAATTGTCCACTTTCCCAACGGAAGAGTGTAGGTTGAGGCACCCCGGATAATTTACTAAGACCCGTTACTGTTAATCGTTGTGAAAACAAAATGTATTTCACATTCTTTTCTAAAAGATATTTCTCTTTCATTTTAAGACTCATTCTTTGGTCCAGGTCTGATAATTAATTTTATTCAAAAATGAATAATTTGTGGAAAACAATTCATCTTCGTATTGACAGCTATTCATTAATGAATAAAAATATTCATCATTATGGAGTCATTGATATGTGCATGAATATTCAAGATAAGGTTATTTACCTTTCAAACAACCGAGGTTTGACACAACAGCAAATTTCAGAGCGAACAGGAATTTCTCAAAGTTCTGTTTCAAAAATTGCAAGTGGCGAACAAAAAGAAGTTGCTTATAACAAAGGTGTTGCTTTAGACGCGTTAGTTGCATCTGAACAGAATAGAGAATATGAGGAATCCAAGACAAAACAATTAAATCGATCTGCATAAAAACCACTTTTAGGAAAGTATGAGGCATAACCATGGCTGAAAAACTTCTTGCAAATGCATCATCGAAATTAACTTTAGAAGAAAAAGCAAAGATGGAATGGATTGCCAAACTTGAAGGCAAGAACTCCTTATCTAATCTCATCCGCTCTATGTGTAAGAAAAAGATTTCAGAAGTAGAAGGTGAGATGGCAGGTAAAAGCTCTCTCGAAGTAATTAAAAACATTTGCACTAGGAAAGTCTCAGAAGCTGAATCTGAATACGAGTTTCTCAGAAATGTTTTTTGTGGGTCAAAAGATAATGGGTATACCAGAGATACCTTCGAATTAGTGCCTTTACGGGCCGAAAAATCGCGGCATACAAATGCTAGTGATAAATCAGTCCAGCTTGATCTACTTAGCTGGAAATAAAAAAACCACTCCCTGCGCCAACAGGAAATGGTCTATGGCTGTTCAAACCCTTGGAAGAATGAACGTGAGTAATTTAGCAAATCATCCCTGCTCAGGCAAATGCACTGATTTTAAAGAAGAACAGTGCTCAACTTGTCTTATAAATCAAGATGCCCCGCATCAAATCGTAAACACTCAAACCGATGAAGAGAAATTTCTAGATCGTGCATTCAATGCACAAAAGGAGATTTCATGACTTCAGAAAAAAAGGTTTGGCCGTTAGGAACCAATCACACTGATTCTGAGGGAACGCCGTGGAAGCGTGACGAACAGAACAATTGGTGGTTTTGGCAAGAAAACTTTGGCTGGTCACGCTACGTAGGTCCAGTTAACCAAGCTTTCTTAGATTTACGAATTGAGGTTGGGACTGAACAATGATTTTTGAATTAATAAATCCTAGTGATAAATGTACATTTGAAGCGCCAAATTTAAAAATTGCTGCTTTAGTTACTTGTGTACTTGGAAACGGTCAATACTGTGCAAAAGGAATTGAAAACGACCTTGATGTTCCATTCTTTATTTTTGGTGGGCATGACGAATGGTTTGTTTCTAATTTTGGGTTGAATTTTAAAGAAACTTATATTCAAGTTCGAAATGAAGAAAAGTTTGACCTGGTAAATAGCTTTAACAGTGTTTTGTTAGGTTCTTATCTTGACCGTACTGCTTTCTATAAAGCTTATGACTTAATTCAAGATCCAGCTGAGAAAAATAAATGGCGTGAACAATGGTTAGATGAACGCCGCTCGTCTTTAAATAATATCTGTAAACGTGCATGGAATTTTGCTGAACAAGTGAGCTTGTATAAACCAGCTCAGGAAGGTGCAGCATGACTGTACGTCCAATTTTATTTAATTCAGAAATGGTTAGGGCCATTTTAAATGGATCTAAGACGCAAACACGCCGAATTATTAAGAGTAAAGTTCAAAAAAAAATTGATATAGCTGAACATCTTGGACAGTTCTTTGGTTTAGAAGATTCTAAATCACAAATATCTTCTTATTTTCAGAAAATTTGTCCTTTTGGAGCAATTGGCGACCAGCTTTTTGTTCAAGAGACGTATGGCACCAAAATTAGAAGTTTAGGTGGAACTCCTCATGAGTCATTTGTCTACAAAGCAGATAACCCAAATGAAATTGCTTATTACGACTGTAAGGGAAAGGGTTATCCAGTTAGATGGAAGCCATCTTCTCGTATGCCTCGTAAAGCATCACGTGTTTTGCTTGAAATAGTTGATATCCGTGTTGAGCGTTTACATGAAATTAGTGATGTAGATGCTAAGGCTGAAGGTTTTGATAAACCTAAAACTGATTCAACTATGCAAAGCAATAATTCTCATAACCCAGTTCTTAACTTTCAAAAACATTGGGAAGCAATAAAAGGTAAAGAATCTTGGAATGAAAACCCTTGGGTTTGGGTGATTGAGTTCAAGGTTAAGCAAGAGATAATTTTTTCAGTGGGGAACTTTTAATGGAAAAGTTCGTCTTTAAAAAAATAGGTGAATATAAGTCAGACTGGGCTTTAGCTTATGTTGATCCAAATAATTTATATAGTGCTGGCGGTGGACGTCTAACAGTCGTTTTAAGTAGTTTTACCGGTTCTGCTTTCTTTTCTCATGTTGGTCAACCAACTTTTAAAGAGTTCATTGCTCAATGCCATGCTCCTTATTTACTTAATAAACTTTTTCCTAAAGTTGAAAAGTGGGTAGATGTTGAGGATGGTAATGAAGTTATTGAATACATAGCTATCAATAAGCTATCTGAATTAAAAGATGGTCGATCAAGTGGCGCAATTTCCAAAAAAGATCTTAGAAATTTTTATGAACACCTTAAAGAAATTGAATTCGAATGTTTTTCAAATTTCTTTGACCAGCTCACTTTTAAAGACCGATCAATCATGTGTGAACTGTTTGGTGAAGACTGGCTTTGGGAAAGTGGGCCATCAAAATTAAATCCTGATTACGTATACCTCGAAAAAATGCTGGTAGATGTGATTTCTGAATTTAAGAAATTAATTGGATTGGATGGGTGAACGATATGAAAAATAAACTTATCGTTGACCGCAACCAAGCTAAAAATATCCGCGATAGGGAATCATGCGAAATAGCGGTAAATATGCGAATTAAGGAAGGGGTAAACAATCAATTTCGTGCGAGAAAAAAATTTCTCAATCAAGTTTTTTGGGTAGCTGAACCCCTTTGTAGCATTAAATGTGGACCTGAAAAATTCTACGGCCATTTTTCCTGTGATCCGATTCCTGAAGGTTGGAGCCGTTATACACTTGATAGACCAGGAAGTAGGGTTAATTTTGGTGAACATCGCTTTTTAGTTGAGTGCACTGAAGTTAAGACATTTAAATATTCTGCAGGTCAATTATTCACTGTTTTACTAACGCTTAAAAAAGTTAATGGTGGTGCACTATGAATATGTGCCTCAATCTTAACTTATTACCTCATGAATTGATTGTTGATAATTTTGCAGGTGGGGGTGGAACATCTACTGGCTTAGAAAAAGCCTTTGGTCGTCCAGTTGATATTGCAATTAACCACGATCCTAAAGCAATTGCCATGCATCGTGCTAATCATCCAAATACTCGTCATTTTTGTGAGGATGTTTGGGATGTTGACCCTGTAAAAGTTACAAACAATCAGCCTGTAGGATTGGTTTGGCTTAGTCCAGATTGCAAACACTTTTCTAAAGCAAAAGGTGGAAAACCGGTTGAAAAGAAAATACGTGGTTTAGCTTGGATTGCTCTTAGATGGGCTGACCTTACACGACCACGTATAATCATGCTCGAGAACGTTGAAGAGTTCAAAACTTGGGGCAGATTAGGAAAAGATGGATTCCCGAGTAAAAAGCACAAAGGTGAAACATTCAGGTGCTTTGTTAATGCATTACGTCATCAAGGTTATAAAGTTGAATGGCGAGTAATGAGTGCTCGGGATTACGGATCTCCAACTCTAAGAAGACGGTTTTTTCTAGTTGCTCGCCGTGACAACTTCCCTATAGTTTGGCCCAAGCCTACGCATGCTGCACCAGATAGCAAAGCAGTTAAAACTGGGAAATTAAAACCATGGCGAATCACTGCAGAATGCATAGATTGGTCAATTCCTTGCCCAAGTATTTTTACTCGTAAGAAACCTCTAGTTGAGGCAACTTGTCGCCGTATAGCAAATGGTTTAGTCCGTTATGTAATCAATAATCCAGAACCATTTATTGTTCCAATGGATAAGGTTAAAAGCGTTGCCCCAGTACTTACTGAGTGTGCAAATGCTTCAAGCCCAAGATGTATGCCTGTTGATGAACCTTTACGCACAATTTGCGCAGGGGTGAAAGGTGGACATCATGCGTTGGTTACTGCGTTCATTGCTAAGCATTATACGGGTGTTGTTGGTAGTGATATTCGCGAACCGCTCCATACGATTACTGCAAAAGATCATAACAGTTTAGTCGTTAGCAACCTGGTGAAACTGCGCAAAAACAACATTGGTCAACCTGTTGATGAACCATTACATACCATTACCACAAGTGCGGGTCATTTTGCTTTAGTACAAGCATTTCTAACTGCCTTCTACGGTAGTGAGAAAGACGGAAATAGCATTCATGAGCCACTTCGTACGATACCAACACGTGATCGTTTTGGTCTTGTAATGGTTAAAGGTGAGCTGCACCAAATTGTTGATATTGGCTTCCGTATGCTTCAGCCAAGAGAACTATTCACAGCACAAGGTTTTGAACCTACTTACATCATTGATCATGGGATCGATGAACATGGAAACACTATCAAATTAACTAAGACAGAACAGGGAAGAATGGTAGGTAATTCCGTACCTCCTCAATTCTCTGAAGCTTTAGTACGTGCAAATTTTGCACATGAACACTTATATGAGGCAGCTTAAGAAATGGCAAGATCTAGAAATATTAAGCCCTCATTCTTTATGAATGAAGACATTATTGAATTACCTTATGAAGCACGATTGCTATTTATTGGTCTTTGGACTTTAGCAGATCGCGAAGGCCGACTCGAAAATCGACCTAAGAAAATCAAAATGTCTTTATTTCCTGCAGACGATATAAACGTTGCAGAACAGTTAGAGAACATTTCTAAGTTCGGTTTTATCGAGTTATATAACGCTGATGGTATTGATGTTATCCATATCGTTAACTTTGTTAAACATCAAAACCCGCACGGGCTAGAGAAAGACAGTGAATTACCTGACCGTAATGGTATCTACACTGTCTATGAACGTAACCCGAAAAACAAAACAATTGTTGGAAAACCAATTCAGTTAAATAAAGCTGATTTAAAGCATTTTTACGATAAAACAGGACCGTTTGCCCCTCAAAATACTGGTTCTGCTGTTGAAAACAGTTATCAAGATAACGAATCGAATCAAGCAAACAGTAGTGGGAACAAACAAGAACAGTTAGATAACGGTTCTAAAACTGTTTCTATCTCAGACCAAAACGCCCTGAATCCTGAATCCTTTAATCTGAATCCTGATTCACTGAATCCTGAAACCTTTAATCAGAATCCAGAAGGTAATAACAACTCCGCCGTTGGCGAAGTTGATTCATCGACTCAAACAAAATTTAGTTTCAAGAGTGCTTTGAAAAAAAATGGTGTACCTGAGAAAGACGCTGCTGAGTTCTTACAAGTTCGTAAAGCCAAGAAAGCTCAAAACACCGAAAACGCTTTTGAAGCACTTTTGAATGAAGCCCAAAAAGCAGGAATCACACTGCAGCAAGCCGTCGAATATTGTTTGAAAAGACAAAATCCTTGGGGTGCCTTCAAAGCATCTTGGTACCTAAACGAAAAACCCGAAATGACTACCGGTCAACAGTCAAACCATCAATCGTTACCACGCAATGTAAATGATCAATGGGGCGCGCCAAAGAAATATGAACCGGTTGCTCACACAGCTGTGAAGGGTGAATTGATATGAACGCAGTGCCTCAAAAATTGGAATATAAAATTTCCCATACAAACCAGATCTGTAAGATCCACAAAGAACAAATGATCAATGTACATGGTCGAATCGTTTGTCAGTCTTGTGTTGAAAAAATCATGAAGCAGTCAAATGAAAAATATGAAAGCGATAAGAACAATCGTATTTTAAATTTGAAAATGGCTCGAGCTGGTATCCCTAAAAGACATGTAAATAGCGGCTTTAGCAACTATGCAGTAACTCACAAAGGACAAGACAAAGCTCGTAAAACTTGTGAAAAGTTCACTATGGATTTCAATTCAGGTGTTTTTCGAAATTTACTTCTTGTCGGCCGTACTGGTACGGGTAAAACACATCTAGGTTCATCAATTCTGAAAAATATCATCATTAAGAACTGGGAAGCTATTTACATTACGTCTGCAGATCTAGCTGAAGATATCGCGGGTGCCTATCGCCGTAGTGGTGATAGTGAAGATGAAGCGCTAAAACGCTATGTAAAAAAAGATTTATTAATTATTGATGAATACGGTTTACATGACCGTGCTGAAAAACGTCCTCAACTTCTTGAAAGTGTTCATAAGGTTCTACTCACTCGTTATGACGAGTTGAAGCCAACAGTTGTGATTTCAAACCTAAGTCTTTCTGAGGTCCGCGAAGATCTTGGGGACCGTCTATGGTCAAGATTTCAACATGATGGCTTAGATATTGTGGAATGTGATTGGGATGATGCTCGTATAGGTGGAGGTAAAGCACAGTGAACGCATTTATTGATATGAAAAAATCTGAATACGCATTAGTTGCTTACTCAAACGTAGCAGCTAAATCTGATGAGCGAAAAGCATTAGAAAAAGCAGTTAAGAAATGGCTGAAACATCCTGGTAATAAAATCCGACAGGTTGAGTCTTTAGGGCGTGATCTCAATATGCCTCACGGCACCGGCCCTATGTACAAGCGTTTATGTTGTCGTTGCGAAACTTGTGTTGAATGGGCGCTTTCCACTGGTTTAATCAAATCTAAGCCAAAACCAGTTGTAAAGCGTGGTCCAGATGCTCGCCAATTGCGTATTTGGGCACAGAAAAACCAATTGACCCCCTACGCTACAGCTTTTAATGAAGATTGGGATTTACTGGCCTTAGAAGTGGATTATTCAGTTACGGCATTTCAACTTGAACGTATTTATCAAGGTCGTTCTGAAATTGATCACAACTTTGTTTGGAATCGAGTTAAGCGTGTAGCTGATCGTTTAGTTGCTGAAAAGTTAAGAGCTAAAGGGGGTGGGTGCAAATGAAATCTAAAGCAACCAGCAAAAAACGCTCAAAAAAATACAATCCAAACAAGCTAACCCCGACCCAAGTTCAAGCTAATCAGAAAAAGGCTTAACTACGAAGAGAAGCAGCTCAAGAATATGAATGCAATATGGGGTCCATTTCATAAGATGTAGGGACTAGATGGAAGCAGAGAAATTTAAAGAGAGAGGTTAATTGAGCATTTTCTAAATTACTTAATAGTACCAACTTGAATAAGGGCAGCTAATACTAAATCAGCCATTTTTAGGTTTGAGCGCTTTTTTCGCTAGGTCTATTTCTTAAAAAAGAAATAGACCTTTTTATTAGGAATTACTATCTTAATATTTTGATATTACTTCAAAATTTAAAATAAAAAACTTTGAGTAAATTCTTGTAATATTAATTTAATAATTCTATATTATAGAATAAGAGGAAATTATGAAATGGAATTTGTAACATGCCACAATATCTTTTTCTTGCTGAGACTATTTACAAAAAAATGAAAAATGAAAAACTATTTTCTAAAGATGTTTTAGAAAATATGTATATTCTTATGAAGGTGATTCGAAAAGAAATTAAGGGTACAGAATATAAGCTGAAATATAATTTTATTGATTTCAATGAAGTACTGAGTAAAAGTAAAAATGATTGTAAGGTAAAGATTGATGTAAGTTTGATTCCTTCTTATAATTTAAGAGAAGAATACATTTTATGGTTAGCTGGGTTTATTCAAAAAATTACTGAAGGGGGCCCTAAGCCACCCCCTCCTATCAAAGAATATATTCCCGAGTTTATAAATTTGGAATCGGAATTAGATTTTTTAACCTTAAATTTAGAAAAAAATCAAAATAATGGGGAAGAGATTGTAAATTATTTTAATTCCAAACATTATAAAGCAACTTTTAAAAAATAGTTTTCTTAGTCCCGTTAACTAATTTTAGAAGTTTTATTCTTTTTGAACTTTTACTTTTTTGTAGCAGCAAAGAAATTAACTTTGCTAAAAGCTATAATTATAATATTTGTAATAATTTTAAATTTTTTTAGATACTTTTTTAAAAAAAATATTGATTCTTCAAAGAAATTCATTTAATTTAATATTGCTAAGTAGCCATACTTAGTATTTCAGGTTTATGTGGATTTCATAAGCTCATTTCTGGTTCGGAAATGAGCTTTTTTAATTCTTTGTTATTTCTTATAATGGGTTTTTATAATCATGTAAAATAAAAATGATAGAATGATCAAAATTGCTGAGAGTACAAAAGCTACGATGATAGTTTTCATTTTTTGATGCTTTTTTATGAAGAAAACTTTTAGAGAGTAATATTTTAGCTTTTTTCTGTCAATATACTCCTATTATTTTAAGAAATATTATTCTAGTGAGTTTATCAATTAAAGAATCAAGCTTATTTAAGTTGTGGATAAATATAATATTTTATGTAATTTATGGTTGATGAAAAAGAGAATTTCTGAGTAAGAGTTATAAAAGTTTTAGATTTCTAAACAACCCCTAGGTAATAATTTTATAATAAAGGGAAACTAGATGTGGCCTTTAAAATTTTGGTGTGTGATGCAAATCCTACGTAAAAAGGGTTTGGATATTAAATTACTAAAAAGAAGGAAATGATAGGGGCCCCTATCCTAAAAGTGCTGACACATTGGTAAGTAGGACCAGCTCGATGTTTTTTTGAGGATCAATATATTTTGCATATATAAAAGAGAGCATTTTTTTACAAACAAAAATAATGAATTGGAACAAGGGTACTTCTAAATAAATCTAACGGTTAATAATTCTGGAACTAAGTGTTTTTAAGGATTATGTCATGCAAGAAGAGCTTCAAGTTTATGTAAATCTTACTTGCTTGATTTGAGGTCGTTATGATTAAAAAAAGTAACCGCCGTCAGTGGAGCGAGTTTTTCTCCAATAATAAAAGACAGGAATTCTTTAAGGATTTCAGTGTTTCATCAGGTAATGACAAAGTTAAAAAGCATAAAGCTAGCTCAAATAAACATGTGTTTTTCCCGTGCCATGTAGAAAAAGAAAATGATGGTGAAAATAGTGTGTATAGGGGAAGTACAGGTGGTGTTATCATTTTTGGTAAGCAATACATCACAATCAAATTGCCTTATGGATTAAGCGCTAACGAGATTTGGCGGGCTACAATTGATCAGAACGGAAAGCAAAGAAATAGTCTTTCAGTAGGTGCTAAAAAGTATAAGGACAAGGTTCAAAAACAATATGGACCTATGTTTAGAGCACTTAAGTTAAAAGCTATCGATCAACTTTGTGAAATACGGTTAATTGTTCAGCCACCACTTAAAACTCGTTCTTACAGCGCTAAAACTTATCCACGATTTGATATTGATAACTATCCAAAACTACTAATTGATAGTGTCAAAGGTGATGGCTTGTTATTCAAAGACGACAATATTTTCATAAGTGAACAAATTAAGCTGGCAGAACCATGTGAAGAGGGTTGTGTCTGGCTTTCGTGCGTTTTTACTGATGAAACTGATTGGTTGTCAAAAACTGTAGATTTTGATTGGTTAGCTGGGAGAAGCATTTAAATGGCGAAAAAGAGCGATTTGCAACGTCGAGTACTTATTGGAAGAAAACTTGCAATGGCGCGTGATATGGCTCAATTACGTCAAGAAGACGTAGCTTTAGAGATATTCGGTACACCACATAAAAACCGAATGAGTGAAATCGAAAATGGTAAGTTAATGCCAGATGCAGAATTACTTTCGGTGCTATGTCAAAAATACGGTGTTTCAGCCGACTGGGTTCTTGGTTTTACTATTGAGCCAGAACTAGACAAAACAGCTTCTGTAGCTGGTATTCTGTTTAACAGTCTAGGTGAAATGATGAGTGAATACACTCAAGCCATGGCATTTCAATTAAGTATGGCTGCAGCACAGCATATTGCATCTTTCCCGAAAGCCTTAACTGTAGAGCTGCTTGAAGCATCAAAGGGGCTGATTCAAGCTTGTTTATCGCAAGACCAGTCTATTCAAGAAAAGGTTTTACCTGAACTTCACACTCTTATGCGTATTGTTCGTGAGTGTGAACAGAATCGTGCAAAACAAATCCGTAATTTAGAGATGGCTATTGATGATGTTTTCCAGCGTGAAGAGAATGATTTACAGCAAAAAGCTTTAATTGATCTTATCCAAAATAAAAAACGTTTTAGCAAGGCTTCTTTACAGCAGCAAGCTTTAGATGAAGTGAAACAAATAGGTCTATTTGCTGAATAAGGGATAGACTTTAATGGCTCGCAAGATTGAATACTCGGAAGAAATTTGGAACCGGCTAAAAGAAGTCTATGAATCTTCACCTAAGATTACATGGCAAGCTTTAGTTGATCAGGTTGGCGAAGAACTCGGTTGTGAGATGCCTTCGCCATCCGTTGTACGCCGTAAAGCACTTGCTGAGAAATGGAAAAAGAAAGCTAAATCTTTAGTCAAAAAGACAGCCCAAGAGCTCAATAAAGAGATTAAAAAATTGACCAAAAAAAATAATGGTCAAGAAGATACACAAAATACTGATAAATCAGAAAAAAGTGATAGTCAAAATTCCGTCAAAAAAACGTCAAATATTGCTGAATTTAATAGTCAAAACTCTAAAAATAATGGTAATAACAACGGCGGGCGTTCTACAGTCAACGAGAACTATCTAAAGTCAGCTCTTGTTGTCAAAAATAACCGTATACGAGCTCATAAGCTGGGTGAGTTAATTACAGATACTATCGATAGTGTTATTCATATTAGAGATGAAGTCCTTAATCTGAATAATCCTACTGAAGATGAATTAGCGCTGGTTAAGTTTAAAATGGGCTTGATTAGTCAAGTGGTTGATTTGAACGTTAAACAAAGTATCAGCATTTCTAACATTGCTCGAACTGAGGCAATGTTCTGGGGCTTAGATGTAGATGATCTTAAAGACCAATCGGAAGTTCAAGCACGGCGTAGTTCAGTTATTTCAGGTGCTGAAGAAAGAATGGCAATTGCAAAAGCTAATATGAAAAAGAAAAAAGAAGAGGCGTTTATGCGTAAGTTAGCGTTAATTGAAGCTGGTGAAGTGGAGCCTGAAGATAGTAGTAATGAATAGTTTGTAATTTTAAAGGTTTTTTTTGAGGTTATTATCACGTGCTTACTATAATGTAGAGAACACTAACAATTTAGGAGAATGTTCACTATGTCATCTAGTATTACCGCTGCTGAAGCTGCAAAAATTGCGGAGCAAAGCAATCCAACCGTTCTTGATATTATTAATATTCTCAGTAATGCAATTAAAGCTGACTCGTGTTTTGGAAAACGGTTTTCCAGTTGGAGTTTTGACAAAAGTGCCGTGAGTTTAGAGTATTTAGAAGAGGCAAAAATTCATTTCTCAAAATTAGGTTATGTAGTAGAAATTATTACTGATAGCCCTGTAAGTAACACTTTTAAAGTTAACTTTTAAGTCTAGGAACTCATCATAAATTCATAGTTAGTAAGTTGCAAAAATGCTCTATATCAGTATGGGGCATTTTTGTTATGGCAAATTCAAATCACAATGATACAGTTTTATCCTATGACGAGCTCGGCTTTATCATTGGAATGAAACGAGTTGAAAAAAAAGTTAGTACGATTGATTCAAACATTGAAAAGATCATTGGTATCCTTACTCAAAGCTTTGAAGAGCAAAAAGCACAATTTGCACAGCCTCAGCCTAAACTGACTGAATTTCAAAAGATGCTTAATGCTGTCAATAATAGACAAGCTTTAGATTTTGAAGATTTATTAAAAGACAAAGCTAATCCAATCACTCAATCTTTTGTTGTAGCAGACAAGCTGGTCAAAGACTTTGCTGATGTTTTGGACCAATCAATTAATGACCTTACTACAGTAGATAAAAAACAAATCAACAATGCTAAAGGACGAAAGCCAGCTATAGAAATTAATAGTCATGAAGACTTATCAAAAATTGTAAATCCTACTGTTCCTGAGCGTGATGAAAAGGGCCGTTTTGTATCTAATCCAAATGAACCCCAAAACCAATCATCGATTCGTAAAGTTGCCCAAACGATATCTACGGCGATTAAAGGGGTAATGCCGAACTCACCACAAGGTGTAGATCCTACAGTTGATGCTATCAATGAAGTTAGTCATTTACTTTCACCTGTACGCCGTGCAGCAGGATTAGCTTTGCGGCCATTAACTGGATTAATGCGTAGTAAAAAGCGAAATGAGCCATTACCTCGGGAACAAGAGAACCATAACCGCAAACAAATAAAGTTATTGCAGCGTATTGCCGATAATTTAGCTTCTAAGGGTGGTTTGTTAGGTTCACTAGGGAAATTACTTTCTACAGCTCTATCTGCTGGCAGTGGGCTTCTAGGCGGTGTTCTAGGCAAAGGAAAGAAAGGTGTAGGGAAATTAGGAAAGGGCTTGGGTAAACTTCTCAAGTTTGGACGTGGTCTACCCGTAATTGGTGCACTGGCTGCTGGTGCATCATTGTTAGATTGGAATGAACAAAGTACACAAGAAAAGGGCGGTACCGTTGGTAGTCTTGCAGGTGGAGTAATTGGTGGTACTGTCGGGTCTTTATTTGGTCCAGCTGGTACTTTGATTGGTGGTATGGCTGGTTCTTGGATAGGTAATAAGCTAGGTACCGCAGTTGCGCCGTATTTTAAAGAATGGACCGATTCATTAATTGCTGCAGATGTACCAAGTATTATTAATACTGCTTGGAAAGGATTTGTAAGCTATGCGTCTAATGCTTTTGATCAGGCGAAAGGTACTGCTTCAAAAGTTATAGACGGCGTTAAAGATACTGCTGGTGATGCCTTAGACTTCATTAAGGATAAATTTAACCGGTTTAATCCATTTCATGAAGGCGTTCCAACATGGGGAATCGGTCAAGGAGTTTATAAGCCGGGTTTTGGAGCAAATGCTGGTGTAGCTCAATATGGCGCTACAATTGCACAACCAGTTAATCGATCAGCTGCTAGAGATGAGGCATTAAAGTTTTTCACAAGTAAGGAAGGAGGAAATTGGACACCAGAGCAAGCTGCTGGAATAGTTGCGAATCTTGAAGCAGAAAGTGGCTTTAAACATACGGCTATTGGTGATAATGGTAAAGCTTTTGGAATTGGTCAATGGCATCCTGATAGACAAGCAAAATTTAAACAAAAGTTTGGTAAAGATATTCGTCAATCCTCATATCAAGAACAATTAGCTTTTGTGAACTGGGAATTAAATAACAATGAATCATCTGCAGGTAAAAAGTTAAGACAATCTAAATCCGCTAATCAAGCCGGTGCTATTGTCTCCCGATATTATGAACGACCTGCAGCAGTTGAAGCTGAAGCTATGAAACGTTCAGCAATGGCACAAAATATCCATGTTGATGCAGGCAAAAGATCTCTACTTACAGATAAGCAAGATAACTCTAAAACATTAAAAGATGTAGAAGCTAAAACAGTGAAGAGTGCTTCTGGCATTGAGCCAAAGCAAGGAAATATCTATAACCAAACAAGTAGAAAACTCTCAGGCGTTTTAAGCTCTCAAACTCCACATATACCAACTTCAAAAAGGGATCTTAGCTCAAGTGGTACTAGTCTAAAAAGTACTCCTATAACAAAAGTACCAGCTTTTAAACAGCCACTTAATACTCCAAATCCTCAGGAAGTCGTTGTTGTTAATGGTAATAATGGTAATATCGGTCAGAATGTAAATGATAGATTCCTAGCACATGCTTTAACTGGTGGGATAGGAATGGGAAACTTAGAAGGTTAGTTTATTAATGACTCTTAGAGCTTTAAATTTAACGGTATTAATTACTATGCTTGCATTAGCTGGTTGTAATAAAAATAATGAGCAACCAGCTGAAGGATCTAACTCAGCAATGCAAGAACCCGTTAAAGCGGAAGCAACTTACGATTTTACATCTTTAAATGAATCTGATTTTTTGAATCAAAGTATTTTAATAAATGACGACAAAACCTATAGAGGAATTAGATTTCATGATTATGATGTAGGTACAAAATTAATAGGTGCAGCGAGTATCGAATCAATTCAGAAGGTTGATAATCATACTTTGGCTTTGGCATCCTCAAGGCCATTAATAAATCAAAAAGCTGGTTTATATGGGGTTCTGGCAAATAAAGCTAATTTTGATGGAAATTTAGTTGTTTTAGTTTTTGATCCAAATGTACAAGCAAGGGTTATAGAAGGCGACATAATTGCATTTAAGGGCACTGTTGCGCCGTCAGACGTTTTTACTTATACAAACCCAACAACTAATCAAATTGAAGAGTTACCAATTATATATGTTCATTTTTATCAAGCTGGCGAACTATCAATACAAGGTATTAACGATTATTTGAAAAAGCAATCTTCTGAAATTCCTAATATGATTCAAGACAAAATTCTCCAATATGAAAAGCTCAATGATGCATGCCGTGGCGGTTCAGGTGATGAACCCAAAACAATTGAAAGTTGTGAAGCAAGAGATACGTTATATGTTGATATTAAAAACGGCGGATGGTGTTGGGGTTCGGAAAATCAAAATGCTGCAGGATCGGATTTGAATTGGCTGCCTTGTATAAAAGATAGATATAACTGAAATGAAAAAAAGAAAGCCAGCTAAAACAGCTGGCTTTTTTATTACCCGGAAAAAATAAAAACATTAATTTTATTGATATTTCCAATGTAATTGGTCATATATTTCTTGAAAATTAATATTCATATATGCATAATTCGCGCGCGTTTTAAGGATTATGTTAATGACAACAACAGCTTATGATACTCATTTCATGGCTTCCGACATAGCCTTTACAGTGAATCGTACAGAAGTTACTCTAAATATTCCTTTTAGGAAAGTGAAACGTTTGGGCGATATTGTATTTGGTATGGCTGGATGTTTATTTTGTATGAGAGATTTTAGTGAGGCTCTTATTGATTTTATCTTACAAAATAAAACACAATTTGAGCTTCCGAGATCTATACTAGAAAAAAATAGCAGCGATTTTATTGCATTGATCTACTTAAGTGGTTCTTGCCTTAAAGTTTCAAAAATGGTAAACCATGCAGAGTTTACAATAGAAAACATTACTAATGTTCCTACTGTAATCGGTTCTGGGAGTTTACATACTCAACATATTATTCAAGATTGCCCTAATGCCATAGCTGTTGTTCTAGAAGCTATTAAATATGATCAATATACTGCAGGGGAAGTTAAATATTGCAGTATTAAACGAGAAGAAGTTCATAATTTGGAAGCGCCTATCATGTCTACAACTCTTAATAATCAAATACAAATGTTGCAAACAGAGATTGCTGAAACAAATCAACTTGTTGGAAATGGCAATACTTATCACGCTAATACTGAAACATATCATCATGGTGAACCAGTCAAAATTTCTACAGAATTAGGTTTACAAATGTTTCAACACAGTTTAACGAACGTCCGAAATAAATTAACTACAAATTAATTTTTAGTAAAAACCTGCATATGCAGGTTTTTACTTTTAAAGGTTATGAAAATTAATGGAACTTACTTAATTCTCAGAATAAATTTACTTAGAAGATAACCTCATTGATATGAGGTTATTTTTCATGGGCAGTCTTAATCTTGCAGCTGTAACAGCTACTACTCCATATATTAAAAAGATCCAATCAGCATTAGAAAAGGCAACAGGCCAAACTATTGTCACACCAGAATTTCGCAAAATTAAGCGTATTGCTGGTGTTAGCGTTTTACCAGTTGCATTTTTCTTTTCAGGTGGCGCTACGCTCACACTTTATGTTCGTGCTTTAGCAGATGTGGTGAAGGCAGAGCTTAATGACAAAGTTATTGTGTTATCTGGTGATTTTAGTGATGACTATAAGCCAACATTTGAAAACGCCGTGAGTTGCGTCGCTAAACTTATCCGTGAAGCACAATCAAAGATTCAAGAACAAAATAAACGGGAGAAAGTCAGTTTGCCGCCGCGCCGTACTTCTGTAGATCAGAAAATTAAAGAAGTACAAGAACAAGAACAAAAGCTAGATGAAGATTTAGCAAAACAAACCGCTCAGCGTGACCAACTGAAGGAACAAATTGAACAAGCTAAGCAACAACTGGGTATAAGTTCGGAGGCTGGTCAATCCGAACTGGGAAAGCCTGAATTTGATAGTGCGAGTCCAATCAAATCAGTTACAGCAAATATCACGCGTGGTAAAGCTGCAATGAACAAAGCCATTATGGAAAAAACCACAGTGCATAGAGCAATGTATCGTAATGATCTAGGCTGGGTAGATTTTGAGTATGGCAGTGAAAAACAGGGTATTAAGCATATTATCAAGCGCCGTATGGAAAGTGATGGCATGACATATGATGAAGTTGTGCATATGCTTGTGGATACTATTGTGCAAACAATCGCTCAAGGTAGTACACAACGGCGTACAGAACGTGGATTATCTACAAGAATAAATATTGTATTTAATTCGCATGAAGCGTCATTGATTAAGCGAGAAGGTAGTAATGCATGGCTGCTTACAGCTTTTGAAGTGCATTAAAAAAGCCCGGTAGTTAGAGATGGGTTGCGACATCTTCTAACCTACACTTATGACCCTATACGTTCTCGTGTCATAAGTGGAGCGGGCTTTGTATATATAATAATCCATGCTTTTCCTATTTTCAAATCTGGAACCATTCACGCTTACATAAATACAAAAGCAATACCCTTAATACAGTTCTTATTAAGGGTGTTTTTTATGCAAATTCAAATCGGTATTGATATTGTCTTAATTCTTGCATTTTTAGCTTATCTTTCCGTTGTTACTGGATGGAATAGCAAGAATAAAGCTGCGTATATTAAACAATTCCGTCATGTGCCTATAAGCCTCTTATTTAAAGAAATCAGATATATGTATTTCATAAGTATGGCATGTGTATTGATCACTATTATTCTTGTTGATTGGAGAATCTATAACGTTGCTTCATATTTTGATGCATTAAGCGTTTCATTATGGATATTCATAATCTATTTCACCATTTTTTCAACTTATCAGATTGGCACCGCAATACTAGTAAAGCTTTTGATGATTTTCAGTAATAGAGCAACTTCTTAATGATCACATCTAAAACAATTTTAGACATGGTTGAGTACTGGCTTAATCATCCGGTCAATGGGAAGTATGGTTCTGACTTTGGTGCACCTCTTTATGATTTGCTAATGGCACCTTTAGACTCGAGGGTGGCAGATAGTTTTCTTATTAAGATGAAAAAGGATCTACCAATATTATCTGAGCTTAACTCTGACCAACTAGCACTGTATTCACAAACCGAAGGATTTGAGACGGTTCATATTCATTTAAGCATCATGAATGTGAATATAGATCTTAACCAAGTAGCAGACCGATTGGGTAAATCAGTAACAGGTGAGACATATGACATTAACGCAAGCTGATTTTGAAGCCCAGCTCCAAGCAGCGATAGATGATTATGAGATTCAGGAACGCTATAAAGCTCAAGATCCCCTTGTCGTTCACCAGCTGCGTTCTATGGCTAGTTTTTTGACTGCATTTGGTCCAGAAATCGATATTGCTTCAATTGAACCATTTACCAAAACACGTGACCGCTCAATTATTGCAGATGCTACAAATAAAGGCATTTTGCCTATAGGTACGCCGTGTCAGCACTTAATTGAAATCATCAACCGGTCAACAAATGCTGTGAGCTTAAGTCAAGGGCGAATGATTGAAGATCATAGTGGCGGTAGAGTCTGGCGGCTTATTCAATCGATTACAGTCAAAGCAGGTGAAACGGCGGAAGTAATAGCAGAACAAAGCGAATACCGTGAAATTAAATATGTTGTACCAGTTACTGAAGGGTTTCATAAATATCGAATAGATCTTTTAGAGGACCTTTCACTTGCGAATATTTCTGTAAAGCAGGGCAATAACAACTATGTTATTAAGCCTCGGTGGATGAATGTTGAACCTGGTGAATATGCTGTAACTGTAACAACTGATAATCTTAGAAGAGTATTTATTGAATTTGGTGACTCTGAGAGAGCAGGTCGTACCCTACAAGCCAATGAAACTGTGACAATGGGAATCCTTGAGACATATGGTGAAGTAGACGCAACTCGTTTAAAAGACGCTGCTTTACTTGATGTCCTCAGTAATGATGAACAACGGGTATCAGTGCGTTTTAAAGCTGGTGGGCTGATAAGACAAGGTGTAGACCCATTATCTGTTTCGGAGTTACGTTTACTATCAAGTTATCCATCACTTTATGATGAAGATGCGGTATTTCTCGGTAACTTTGACTATGCTGTCCGTAAGAAGTTTATGAAACGGGCCCAGTTTATTTCTGTGTGGAATGAGACGCTTCAAGAACAACATTTTTCAATTACTTACCGTGACATTAATCATTTGAACATTGTAGTGGTCGCAAAGAACCCTGCTGAACAAGCTACCTTAGAACAAGATATCTGTCGATATATTGGTTTTTGCGATAACTTGTATGAAGGTAAAGTGAATGTACATGAAGTTGTTGAAAAGCCAATTGAAGTAAAAATTAAAGGCTCATTAGCTTCTGTTCATAATACTGATATGGTTAAAACACAGATTAAAGAGTTACTTGTAGAGCGATACGGGCGTGAATCATTGAGCTCAAGTCGTTGGCTTGTTAATGGCTTTAATACTCAGGAAATGGGAAAGCTGATTAATGACAATATTGTCGCATTCCAAGACCGGATGAGTGACTTTACCATTATGCTATCAAATGAGTTGAATAAGCCTAATGAGTGGGTATATGTGACCAAAGACAGTATCACTGTTGAATTGGAACGTACTGCTGATATTTCGGGGGCAACATGGACCCTATAAGCTTTACACGGCCACTTGATGAACACTACGTAAGTTCGGGCTTGCAAACCGCACTTGCTAAAGCATTTAAACAAGTATTTGCACAAAACTTTGAGCAGTCCATACAAGATTTACTGGATTACGGTTGTCCTCATATCGGTAGTAAAACAGTTGTAGAACGGTTTTCTAAACAAAATGGACTTGTTGTATTACGGCGTAATAACACCTCTGACACGTTAATGCGAATAATCTACTCCAATTGGAGCAGCATGGGTAATAAAAGAGGATTAGCGTTTTTAGAGTTCGTTTTGCGTATGCTTTGGGGGAAAGATCATTTTCAGATTATCCGGCTTTGGCACAGCTTGGAAAAGCTAAAAGAATATCCAGCCTATTTGTCTGATTTTGAAAAGCCGAATTACTTTTTAACAAGTCGGATTAGAATTGTTCTAGATAAAACTGTTGATGCAAATGAAGTGGTAGAACTGTCACCGATATTACGGCGTTTAGTACCAGCCAATATTGTCGTTAAAGTTCATTCGATGGCATTTGATAGAGACTTAGGCTTGACCAGCTTAGCAGCAGCCATAGCAGCGAAGCCTTATGCAGTCTATAACTTCCTTTAATTCAATTGGAACTGTTGAGTTAGTGCTCAAATACAAAATGATTTCATAGTCCTGTTCATTAGTTCAGGACTTTTTTATATGCAACAAGCTCAAGACAATGTTTTAGTAGGAATCGCAGAACCAATCAATGATCAAGGAGAAAACCTATTAATTGATCATTTCTTAGGTTACGCAAACCGTGAATTAAAACCACAAGAAATTGATAAAGTTGTTAATGGGGAAATGGTTGAAGGCATTACAGCTTATGCTCAGGGCCATTACTATAAGATTTCAGCAAATCCAGAAACTCAGAACGCAAAAGATTTTGAAATCAGTCTTCATTTTCAGGATGGCCCAATTCCTGAACATGGGGTGAATGGAGTTACTAGTGAAGCATTGTTAAAAGTGCTTATTCACCGTACTAAAACTTTAGATGAAAAATTCCCAAGCGAATTCAATAAACAAGCCATTATTTATATGGAAAGTGCGCTAGAAGAATTTAATAAGCGTACAGCAGAGCGCCGTGCTCGTGGTGTTGAAGGTACACTTCTAAAGTAATTGGGTGAAGTATGCGATTAAAAATCTTTTGTAGAAAACGTGCTTGTTCTCAATTAATTGACTTATCTCAAATGGATTGTTTGCAAGTCTCCGAAAGTGAACATCGAGGAGGCATGATCCATGAGCGCTTTTATGATGTTTTTATTTCTCTTAAAAGTGGGTACATCTTTGATGCAACCATTGAAGATAAACAGCATGACAAGCTATTGGAATTAATTGAGTTTGATCAAAAGATTTGATTTGGAACTGATTAAATTTCAACTATAGAACAACTGAAACAATAGCCTCAATCACAGCATTGGGGCTTTTTTATGGCTAGCAAAAATAGAAAGACAAAAGTTCTATCTTACAACTTACATGACCGATGCCGTAAATTTACCGGTGTTGATCGAAGTAATGTCGATGTAGATGCAATGGTCAACTTGATCAACAGTGACCATGTACAAGAAATGGTTGCTACTAATTCATTACAAGGTTTTTACGGTCATCAAATTCGACAGCGCTATGGTATGGTGCCGCCTGAAACGGTGATCATTAAAGGTAAAGTTGTATATCTTTCACGGGCGTTTAAAACAATTGAATTACGTGCTTCAAAGGATGGAACAGTTGAACACCGAGAAGAGTTTTATGATAACGAGCCTGGTGAGATCGCATTACAAGATTATAAAGCCCAAGCGGGTGGTTTTAGCACATCAGTCAATTACAAGAATGTCGGTGGCCGTTTAATTCCAACGGGTTTTTTTGGTTTTGATTTCGTTGCACAACCAAATTATGCAAGTAATGTAGGGGATGGTCAGTTATTTGATGGATTATTTGTTCCTGAAGAGCCAGAAGGTGTTGTTTCTTGCTTTGATAGCGCAACAGATATTTCACAGTTATCACAGCCCGAAATTATTATTGCCCAATTACTTGAAGATCAAATTTTACAGACATACGACAATATCAATAGTCAGCTGCATCTATTAACCGAGTTAGGAAATGCTCAAGGATTAGTGGGTGAATTATCAGAAAAATTTGATAAACAGAAACGCCTGCAACAACTTAGAGAAGAACGCAAAAAAGAACTCTATACGGGTATGGTAAATCCTGTGAAGAGTTTTGATTCAGTACAACAACAAGCTGAACAAATCATTCAAAGTTTGGACAATCCAAACGTAAAAGAGAAACCTAAAAAGCCGAAAAAGTCTTTTGGCAGTATCTTTAGTGTATGGGGGTAAAAATGAATTACCCCAACGATTCGCTTAAATGCATCCAAAACGCTTGGTATAAGCAGCTTGTCAATTTTCGTGCTTGGTATATGCCTGAGACACAATTAACGGCAGACTGGAAGTTGAGAGCCATTGGTAACGCTATAAAAGCATGTCCGTCACGGATGATGGACGATTCAGAAGCAATGCTTTCTGAATATAGAAAAAGCCAGAAGCATGAGGAAGAATCCAAAGTGCTTTTACCTGTAATGCTTACTGCAACAGCGTTAACTGACCAACCCCCTGATGTAAATCAATTATTACCAGTGCCTGATTTTATTGAAACGGTCATTGATGAGAAACGGGTGAAGGTTCGTCTGGTGCCGACAACTGTACGTGCTCAAATCGCTTTCTTTGCCACCAATCCCAATGATCTGCGTTCAGTAATTGGGCAATTTTGCGCGTACATGTCTAGCAATGATAACCGTCGTTTTAATGTGCCATTTCAGCAATGGAATGATCATGTATTTAATTCAACATTCACTGTTTTTGAAAATGAACTTTTTCCATCACCAGTCCCAAGCGAAGCAATCAATCTTTCTATCTCAACTGTAGATATTCAGCTCGTGGGTTATACACCTAACGTCATCGGTTTCGGTGGTCCATTCGACCAAAACACAGGTAATGGCTATGAACCTGACGGCTCAGCAACGGAACAGCCCGCAATCAACGACAAAGTTGTAGTGCAAGCTGATCAGTACACATCACTCGATCACCAGCGTGTGAAGGGTGATAGAGAAACAGGTGAAATTACAGTTGAGCGTATAGATGACTGACTTAATCGATAAGGCACAAGAAAGTGCTGATTATTTATTGCAGCAAGAAATTGCAAAGCGATGCCGTTTTGAAGGCGAATCTGAAAAAGAATGTATTGAATGTGGTGAAGAGATACCAGAGCGCCGCCGTGCACTTGGTGGGGTTAAATTCTGCATTGAATGTCAAACCAAGATAGAACGTAAACGGCGCTAAGGATACATGTAATGTCTGGAATTATTCGTATAGACAGCCGTGTTGCTGGGTTTTCTGATCAACCAATTCGTCTCATTGGTGCCGCATTTGCGGATACTGGTGAACTTGTTATTCAAAAAACTGCCGTTTATTCAAATTTACCTGTACCAAGTGATTTAAGAGATCAAACGGTTGTTGTTACTGATTCACCTGACCAAGTACAGAATTGGCAATTAAGTTTCAATGCTAAAGAGCACTTAGAAGAAGTGATTTCAATTTACCAAGCTCGTTTCAGAGCAAAGTTAATTGAAATTGAGCCGAAGCTGAACCAGTACAATCCTAAGAACGTACTTGAAATCCGTAAGGTCGATAAAAACGGCCTTCAGCAAGAATTTGATAGCAGCAGCTTAAACAACGGCCACATTGCAATCCTGTTAGCAGTTTGGGCTAGTACAAAAATTGCTAAAGGCTTTTCAATTACTGAAGGGAATCAGTTTGAAGAAGATGCAGTAGATCCAACAATGCTTCCTTTTTCAATCTTTTAATTAATGGTGTTTTTACGGTATGGCTTTGGCACCATTAAAAGAAATTCCCGAATGGTGGGAACTTTGTGAGCGTTATCGATACGACATCTATGCTTTCGCCGTAGAAGCATTAGGTGTCGAACCCACATGGCAACAAGAATTACTTTTTGAATCTATTGCATTTGATGGTAGCCGTACTTCAGTTGCGTCAGGTCACGGTTGCTTTGGAAAAGGGACTTTAATCAAATTAGCCAATGGGGACTTCATCCCAGTTGAGCGTATTAATTTAAATCATAAGATTCTCGCTGCAGATGGTAAGACAGAACTAGATGTAATTAAAACAGTAACCGGTTATCAGGAAATGTACCGGTTTGAGTATGAGAACGGTAAATCTCATACATTCAATAAATCACATATCCTTTGCTTAATCTCTTTATACGATGGTAATGGTTGGTCGAAGGGCGACAAGATTGAATTGCTTGTTTCTCAATATATGAACCTAAAACCTGAAAGTAGAGAACAGTTTGCATCTTATAGGCTTATAGATGGTGAACATAAGCCTTTAAAAATCACATCGGTTGCCGAGCTTGGTGAAGGCAAATATTACGGTTTTGTACTCGATCCAGATCCATTTTTCTTAGGTGAAGATAACTTAGTACTACACAACACTGGTAAAACGGCCAGTGCCGGTATTGTTGCCTTATGGCATCTCTTGTTTTTTGATGAATCAATCATGATGTTTACTGCTCCGCAGATTGGGCAGTTAAAGAAACAAGTCTGGAAAGAAATCAGTATCAATCTAGCACGATTGAAGCAAGGGCCTTTGGCTTGGCTTGCTGATTATGTTGGGTACCAGTCTGAACTTGTATACATCAAAGGCTACAAAGAAAAATGGTATGTCTTTGCGAAGACAGCACCAAAACATCAACCTACTAACTTGGCTGGTAACCACGGCGATAACTACATGGTCTGGGTCGATGAGGCCAGTGGTGTAGATGATGCTGTCCTTGATGTAGCTTTTGGTGCCTTAACGCACGAAGACAACCGTGCAGTAATGACCTCACAGCCTACCCGTAACGCGGGTATGTTCTATGAGACTCATCACAAGTTAAGTCATCGAGCTGGTGGTGTTTGGATTGCACTCACATTTAACGGGGAAGAGTCACCACTAGTTAGTGAACAATCCTTACAGGAACAACGGCAAAAATACGGCAGCAGGGAAGATGCTCAGTATAAGATTCGTGTACTAGGTGAATTCCCAGACTTATCAGATGAGTTCTTAATCACGAAGCGTCAAACCGAAGAAATGTATGTTGGCGCGAGTATTTTTGATGACCATCAATTCGGTTATGTCATTACTGTTGATGTTGGTGGTGGTGTTGGCCGTGACGATTCAGTAATTGTTGTTTCTAAAGTTTGGGGTGAAGCGCAATGGGGAGAGCGCGCACGCCGTGTAGAAGTTGTAGATATTCCATTATGCAAAAACAGAGATGATATCTTAGAACTATTTGCAAAGATTAATGAGCTACTTTTACAGTACCCAAATGCTAACTTGGTTGTAGATGATAACGGGGCGGGTAAAGGTTTAGGCCAATACCTTAAAAAGCAAGGTATTTTCTACGTTCCTGTTTATTGGGGCTCACAATGTTTTAGTAATGACAATAGAAAAGAGTTTACAAATAAACGGTCATTAGCTTATGTGGGCTTAGCTCGAGCAATCGCAAATGGCCGTTTTAAAATAAAAACGAAGAAACACAATGTGAAAATTAAAGATCAGTTAATCCACGTTCCATACCGTTTTGATGACTTTGCTCGTTATAAAATCTTAAGCAAAGACGAAATGAAACGGATGGGAATTAAATCACCGGATATCGGTGATGCTTTTGCTTTCTTATTCTTGGAAAACGTTCACTACACTGAAGCTTACGAAACTGTAAATGTCACTGACGATACACCGGAAGGCCGTGAACAAGCTGAACGTAAGTCAAGATTCAGTGCTTTAAGAGAAGCAGCTGAAAAAGAAAATGATTAGTTATATGGAACTGCCCACTTAAATACCTATTCTTCATAACTACCATAGATCAATAAATCATATGGGTGGGTTATGGCTATTAACTTCTTTTTAACTGACGCAGGTCGGAATGCATTAAATAAAGTGGGTGATGTTGCTAGCTTTGGTGGGGAGCTTACCCATCTTGCTGTTGGTACCGGCAAATTTGATGCATCAGTAGAAGCGAAAAACCTAACTTCTCTTAAAAATGAATTAGCTAGATTTTCTCTTAACGGTGGTGGTGTAGATACAGAAACGGGTACTTTGCGTTTTGTAATGAGTATTGAGCCCACTTTAACAATGGAAGTGTTTGAGATGGGTATTTACCTATCAGATGGCACTTTACTTGCGGTGGCCTCGACTACAGCTGCTCAATCAATCATGTCTTTACATGCAAACGTAGTAGCCATTGTAACATTTGGATTTGTTTTAACTGACGTTAATTTAAAAAACGTAACTATCAAGATTGATCCAAACACACCAATTGCTGTGATGTTGATGAATCAGCATAGTGCAGATGAAGACCCTCATCCACAATACGGCGCGTTAATTCGTAAGCTCATGACTGAACATAATCAGCATGAGGATCCGCACCCTCAATATGCATTTGAAAAAGACGTAAAAGCCAAAGACGATGATTTACAACAACAGATTGATGATCTAGATCTTAGTTCCAAAAATTTGTTGCAGCAGTTAATCGATTTCAAGAAAAACTTAGATGCTCAATATCCAAAATTAATTGGAGCAGGTGTAAATATTGGTAGCTCAGCCACAGTTGAACTAGGTGGCAAAGTTACTGATTTACGTGATTCAAAGTATGCAATCTATTTAACACCAGAAAGCCCACATGAAGCATGGAAGCTTACCCGTGCTGAAAAGGGTTTTTCATATGAAGTTTGGGACCGCTCAGGTCAAAACCGGATAGGGTATTCAGGTACTGTGAATTGGTCCGTTGTTCAGGTAGCTGCAGAAACACTAAACGATGGAAACGGCGATTACACAGTCCCAGGTGTTTATATCATTCCAATTCAACCGAAAGAACAAAAAGAATTCATTTTGGTTGGTGCTGGTGGTGCTGGTGGTGGCAGTGTCTGGGAGTTAGGAGCATTGGCACATGGGACCAGTGGAACAGATACACGCTTACGTTTAAATGAACTTGATTTGGCGGTTGTTGGCGGCGGTAAAGGCGGTACCAGTGGTCAGTGGTCGAATGGTAGTGCTTTCTCAAATGGTGCTGGTGGTTTAGCAGGTGTAATCACTGTGACATCAAACATAACCGAAATTTCACGCAAGCTTGGTAACGCTGGTACAGCTGCAAACCAAACAAACCACAAAGGCGGCGCATCAGTAAGTCCAGTATCAAACTGGGGTGCTGGTGGTGATGGTGCTAATGGTGTAGGTGATGATGGCTGGGCACTTGGTGGTGGTGGTGCAAGTGGTGGTTTACTCATTTGCCGATATGTGAATTCAACCGAAAAAACTCAGTATATGACTTTAGTTGTTGGTGAACCTGGTGTTGCAACCGAAAGTAATGGTAACACTGGTAAAGCAGGTACTGGTGGCTTTGCTCGTGTAAGTACTGTTAAAGCTTAAATAGGTAAAACAGTATGAGAAATGATTATCGAAATGCTATTAGAGACTTAATTCACCGGAATCTTCAACAAAATAATATTCAGAATCTGATTGTTTGGGAAATCAAAGACGATGAATCTCAAGATCCATCACTGTTGAGTTTGAAATTATATGGTTCAAGAAACCATATTGATGCAGTACTTGTGGCGTGTGGTGTGAACGGCGTTTGGGAAAAGTTACCTCTTCATAAGGTGGCTTTTCCAAGGCTTGTTGATCTTTTAAGACTTCAAAAAGAATACTTGCAGGATAATTAAAATGTCAGCATTCAAGCCAGATGATTTACGCCGTGCCCAGCTGCAATTAAACCAGTCTTTGCAAAATGGTGGAGTTCGTAGAGATCAACAGAGCCGCCAGCGTGCAGATAGAGAACAGCGGGCATTTGCAGAAAAAGAAATTGAATATGATGATTGGGGACGAAAGATCCCTAAACCTATGTTCTTGCGACCACAAGATATTGCCCAAGGGGAAAAATATGATGTCGAAAGAGTACTTTTTACAACATTAGGTCAGCGAAATGGAGAAGTACCACGGCGTATTACCCGTGATGATATCTTGGCATTTCAGGAAAACATTCAACTATTAAAAGATCAGTATAGTAAGGGTATTACCCCTCAAAACATCATTAATTTAAGCCGACAAGACGATATTGATCGGGCAAATGAGCAAATCTATTTGGCGGTTCCAGTAAGCAGAAAAGCTGGTTTAGTTCACTTGCTTACTAATGCCGGACCAAATAGTAAAGTTTTAAATCATCACGTTGAGATTGAGTTTTCTAACTTTAAATCTGTTGTTTTTGATATCGATAAACAGGCATTAAACACCGTCAAAAACCGCTTGGCTAAAGGCAAAATCAAATTTCAGTGTGATTGCGAACGTCATACGTTCTGGTACCGCTATATGGCAACTATTGGCGGCTATAATTTAGGACGTGATGAGGGCGGCTTTCCGAAAATACGTAACCCGCATTTATCCGGTGTGGCTTGTAAACATGTATTGCGCGTTGTTAAGTGGATTAGTTCACCATCCGGGATTGCCTACCTTAAAAAGGAAGTAGAGAAAGACCGTAAGAAACAAGTAGGTGCACGGTATAAGCAAACAGATAAGCAAATACAGAATTCAATAAACGAGCAAGTAAAGGATTTGATGAATGGTTCTGTTAAGCCGATCAAAGCCAATATCCAAAAAGCAGAAAAAGAAATGATGCGTAGAGCTGATAAAGTTGCCAAAAAGCTCTTAGAACGCGAATTAAAAACCCTCAAACGTTTTGAAGTGGAAACTGTTAGAGCGAGTCAAATTGAAAGAATTCAAGCCTTACATAAATCAGGCGCAATCGACAATGACATGTTAAATGTCTTTATGAAGGGTTTAAGTCGAAATGCTAAATAGATCAGTAAATCAAGTTGCAAATGGACGCCGTTTAGCAGCTAGACGTGTTGTGATGAATGCTCTAGCAAGTATTCCCGCGCAAATTTGGCGAAAAGAAGTCATTTTCAATAATCCGGCTGAAGATTCAAAACCTTTAGATCCTCTTTCTTTTGAAGCGAACACTTTATCGATTCAAGACGAACCCAACTACAAGTATGAATATAAGGGCGCTGCTTATGTTCATTTCGATAAATTTAATGGTGGTTATATTCAAAAGAACTTCTCAATGAATAACCCATCTGACTTGGTGCTAACCGCTCAAGTAGAGCCATTCAATGAAGAATTAGATGATGTTTTGGAAAGGATAATCAACATCCCTGACTTGATTCTTAAAGAAGGTGATCTTTTAGGTTTAATGATTTATGAAAATCTAATGTTGTGGTTTGAGATTGTAAATATTACTGGTTTTAGCCTCATGGCAGATTTTGGCAGTAAGTATGTTTTAAACCGTAGAGATGATTTGTTTATTTCACCTATAGGTGATGGAGAAACTAAATGAGCTATTTAATTTTCAATGAAAAAGGTAAAAAGACAGGCGACATTGAAATAGCTGAACAATGTACTTCTGCAATATTCAATTACCAGGTAATCGGGAACGGGGCAGAAGTAGAGTTTTTCGGAAGCAATATTCCATATGCAGATCCGCAAAACGATTCTCACTGGGTGTCTATTCTTACATTAACAGCTGCTGCGCCTGATACTGAACCGTTTAGACAGCATTGCTGGGATAAGCTCCGTTATAAAGTGAAAGCAGGTGATAATGTGGAGATTTATGTTTCAAGTGGTGTAAGCGGATAGCTATATAAATAAAGGGCTGAGATGGTCCTTTAGCTACATTTTCTTTGTCCTCAATTCTGGGGACTTTTTTATGTTTGGAACCGACCAGCTTTAGTAAAAATACGTCATGTCAGACTTTCTGCATCTTACATAGAAAGCCAAAGGCTGGTTTAAAATGACTGTGTTAACAGAAGAAATTCGTAAAAAGTATGATGCTCAACAACTAGCTACTGTTCAGTGCCGAAATTACTATTTCAAAAGTCCTGAAGAGCTTGAAAATGGGTTTGACAGTGCTCAAACAGCGGCAGAAGAGTATCCAGAAGTATTAAAAGCAATTTTTGATTCAATTGGCATCGAATATGCGCCAGAAGTTGATAAAGCTGTGATGTTTGGGGTATCACAATATCAATCACGTCATGGCGGTGAATTACCGCATCCTTCAATCATTGCAGCTGCATTAACTGCTGGTTTAAGTGGTGCGAAACAAGCAGCTGCTTTGCCTGCCGAAACCCTTAGCTATTACGATAGTATTAATGAATCTGGTTTTGATGATGTAAATCACCAGCATCATGAATCTGTAAGCATCGTTCCAGCAATTACAGTTGCTACTATCGCCAACGTTATCGCTTATGCAACACCTATCGTTGCTATGATTCCCAACTCAAATGGCTCAAATGAAGTACCGATTGTATCTATTCGCTTTATCACCAACCGTGATTTTGGTGCAATGAAGAAATCAGAATACTTAGATGGTGCAAATGCTTCTAAGCCTTATGTTGAAGGACGATTCCGTTTTGCATTGTCTAATGGTGGCGCAGGTACAACTTATACTGTGACTGCACGAACTGGTTATGAAGACTTCAAGGCTAAAACACCTGACGCCAAAGCGAGTTTATTGCCATTTATTGCGGGTAATGTATCTATCAAGATCAATGGTAAAGAAGTTGCGCATACTCGAAATCGCAGTAAATCAAAATTTTCAGGCAAGATTTCTGCTATTGCTGAGAAAGACGTAGTAGTAAACGGCGTTGAATATCGTGTTGTTGGTAGCGAAATTGATATTTCAGCTAGCAAAATTAGCGTGACATTAAATGAAGCATTACCAGCTGGTGCGAAAATTGAAGTTCATCTTGTGGCGGATTTTGATGCGCGTGATGGTAATGATAACTATCTATTAACCCCAGTAGGTGTTGATTTCGAACCTGAATATGAAACATTGATTGCGTCACCTATCATGGCACGGGTAACAGCTTCAACACTATTACAATCTCAGCTAACTAACGAACTTAAGCTTGGTTTTCTGGGTCAGGCTTTAGCAATTGTGCAAGGTAAAATCTTCTTAGAACAAACTGTACGTTTATTAGGTGAAGCAAAAGATTTAGCTGAATACTCCGCTCGTGAAGTTACTTTTGATGCTTCTCGTGGTGTGACTGGAAAATTAGCAGCTGCATTTAATACTTCAGGTGACTTGTTTGCGGAAGTAAATAAATTTATTGCAGCGGCCAAATTGGATATTAACCAACGTACTGGTGGCTCTACCGTAGCATTTGACTTATATGTTGGCGATACTGGGTCAGTATTCTTTAATCAACTGTCAAGCGACAAGATGCCAGTTAAAACCGGATACACTGCTGGTTACGGTCAAATTGTCCGTATTGGTACTCTTGCAGATGGTACTAACGTTTACCACGCACCGTCAGCACAAGAGCTTGTAGCTGAAGCAGATACAGCGTTTGATATGCTTTTAGTTGGTCGTGGTAATGAGCCAATTCGTGCGCCGTTCGTTGGCTTTATTCAAACGCCTCTTTCAGTTATTGAAACTCGACCAGATGCGCGTGAATCAGTACTTACTTTAATCGGTGCTCAAGCAGCCGAAATGAACCCGTTAGAACGTTATGCTGATCAAAGCTATGTCATCCACTGTATCAATATGCCATCCCTCAAAAATTCGTAAGTAAAACAGATAAGGGCGCATTTAGATGCGCCTTTTTACCCTATTTATTGAAAGGAAAATCTCATGGCTGCAGCAACACAAAACACTGACGAAACTTTAGCTTCAACTGACGAACAAGCGACTACTAAACCAAAAAACACACGTAATAAAACCAATAAAACTACAGAAACACAGAATACCCAAGCTGGTGATGAAAAAGCTTCAGACCAAGGTGATTTGTTAAATAGCCAAGGTCCTGAAGACGGCGCATCTCAAGATGAAGGTAATAAACCTACTGATTTGAAAAATGGCGATTCAGATAATGAAGAGTCCAATACTCAAGAAAATGGAAATCCAACTGAAACATCGAATGATTCTGTCAAACCTTCAAATGATCTAGATTCTAATGGTGGTAAGTCTGGTGATGATGTGGGGAATGAATCGGATCATGTCCTTAAAGAAACTGATACTTCTAAAGTTAATACTCCCATTACGGATTTGTTAACAGTATCAGGTGGGAGTAGCGTGGATCCGCTAGTTATTAAAATTACTAATAACGGATTTTCAACAGTTTTAGAACCGTTATCACGTGTTGCTATTGAGGCAGGTAAAACAGCAAGTATTACGTGTCATAACCAAACATTTAAACATCAAGTACTGGAAAACTTACGTCAGTTGAAGGGGCTTGGTAAGAATCTAACTGTTGAGTAACAAGATGACTATTTTCATTATTGATGGCACGAACCCAATTATGGATGCTGTAGGTGATCATCCTACTGAACGAAGTATTACACTTCAAAATAACGGTTTAAGTGACATTACCGAACCATTTACACAAGTTTTGGTACAAGCTGGTCAAAAGGTCACATTCACTTTGATCGGTGACGAAGCTCATAAACAATTGCTAGATAACCTAGATCAAATTAATGGCTTGAAAGGTAATGTACTTCAAATTGTACCTACTGAGGCAGAAGAGCCTACAGAACCTGCTAGCGGATTATAAAATTTAGGAAATGAAAAACCACTTTCGAGTGGTTTTTTTTACATTGGAACTAGCCAGAAAATCAAAAATGCCAACGGCTCAAAATACTTAAAACAAATAGCCTTGGGCGTGTAATGTAATGAATATACTTGCTCTATCAAGTACAGGTGAGCTATCCCTTGTTGCAGGGGCCAGCCCATCACTAAAACTGGAATTTGATACTCACAGTTATCTTGCAAATACAGAAATCAATGTGGCCTTTTTTGCGAAAGTAACTAGCCCACGCGGTCCTGCAGATATTTCTATGCGTTTGGAAATACGTGATGCGGTAACAGGTGATCAAATTGTTACTGTTCAGGGATTAGTAGATGGAGACATTGAAAATTCTGCTTCTATTGTCGCTGTAGCTGATGCGAAAGAATATTTCGAGCGATTTGATTTATCGTTAGGTATTGATGCGTTACAAGCAATTCTCAAATCTAATGCTTATAACGAATCAAATAGCTTAGGTCGTGCATCAAAAACGTTGGCATTGGAAGACGAATCGTTACCGTCATTTAAACCAGATGAACTATATAAAATTCTGACAAGCCAATTAAGCACACCAGCATATCTGACTTTACCAAATCCTCATGATTTACCAATTTATGTTGCGGCTCAACGTGCAGCTACAAAATTACGTATTCCTTTGGATGCTGAAATCAACCCAACTTTTACAGCTGAGCAAGCAGCTCAATTTGCGACAAGCGTAGATGCTCAATCTCAGTTTGTTCAATTCATTTGGAGCCCGAACCTTTGCCGCCCATCTGATGCTGTCACGCTAAGAGGTCGAAAGGTACCAGCTTATTATTTGGGCCATTACATCGGCGATAAATTATTACGTAATGCAAAGTTAAATAAACAAGGCTTTGCGCCGTTAAAAAATGCAGTAGCTTGGAAAGATTATCCCTTTACAGCAAAAAACTTAAGCCAGATGCCGAATACTGATCTTGAAGATGAACAGACTCAAGAAATGTTGGCTAAGGCTAAAGTAAATGTAGTTCGCCCAGTTAAGTTTGAAACTACATTATTTGTATTAAGTGATGTGCTTACGCAATACCAAAGCAAAAATAGTGCTTTGCGTTTAGTTCCCGCCGCGGAGATTTCGGCTCGGGTTACGAATAAATGTATCGAGATCCTGCGGACTTATATGTTCCAAGCTACACCGGACTATATCAAAAAAGCTGGTGATGACATCCAAGAGTTTTTAGAAGGTGCTTCTAGTGAAACAACCGGTTGGTTGCAACCGGCTGAAGACCTAGGGGGTAAACCTTTTGAGTTCAGTTTAATACCTGACAAAGACTATCCATATGAGCGTGTACGACTCTATTTAGCCCATGGAGTTGTTGGTACAACTCGTGCCGCAATTTTTGATGACGACGTTTTAGTTAAATAATTTTATTAAGGATCTATCAAGATGAATCCATTTGGACCCACTACTGAAAAACCATTAACTTTACGTGCTTTTGATTCAGCAGCGGAGAATATTTCTACCGTTGTAAGTAAGGTTTCAAGTACTGATCGAGAACAGCAATCTGTGATTGAACAAGTACGACAAATTGCTCTGAACATTCTATCCGATACGGTAGATACAATCAGTGAAGGTAAGCTTGAAGAAGGTGAACTGGGCGTTGATCATTTAGACGCATTAATTGTCGATGCATTAGATGGTGCAGATGATGAAGAAGGCATCTTTGAAAGCGCTTTAATGGCATCTCTGTCCGATGCTTTCTTAACATTCGGCGTTGATGCTTCTGATATTGAAGAGATCTTTAGTGATGATACAGAAGTTGCTGACGCGGCGTTAGAAGCAGCAGCCAATACAGTTCTTGCTAATATGCCAGACGATGGCCCAGAACTTGAAGAACTCGTTCGAGAGTTTATTTTCGGTGAAGCGGATGAAACTGAAGAAGGTTTCGATTCAATGGCTAAAAAAATTAAAGCTCGAAATGGAGCATTTAGCCAACGGAAAGTAAATGGACGAAAAATTCACTACCGTGGTGTGTTGGCTATTCGTCAAGGTGTCAAAACCGTTGTGAATAAACGATTACCTGGTCAAAAGGTCCGTTTAACTGCAGCACAAAAAGCTGGTATGAAAAAAGCTCGACTTCATGCTTTTACTGCGAATGCAATCAACAAGCGTTTACGTTCATTCAAAAAAGGTAAACGCTTAGGTATTTACTAATTACTCATAGGTAAGGTCATTTTTGGCTTTACCTATAATCCATTTAATTAAGGAAATACTCATGAATACAACTCAAATCATAGGTGAAGCGCCTGGTATTCAATATCAGAAAAAAACTGATAAAACAGAAACAAAGACCAATCAATCATTAACTGACACAATTATTATTGGTCGTTTTATGCGTGGGCGTTTTGATGCACCGATGACAATACATAAGGGTAATATCCGTGGTGAACTTGGTTATGAACCAAATAATCCTGATTATCGTTGTGTCCAAGATGCGCTAGATCGGGGTGTACCTTCATTACAGGTTCTGCGAGTACCACCAAATATTGGATAAAAAGCAGATTTAAAAAGCTACCTTTTAGGGTGGCTTTTTTTATGGAACCAATCAAATTTTAAGTGGATATAACCTTTTAATCTTGGGGCATATTAAAGCTATTGAGCATCAGAAATATGCAACAATCTAATCCGATTTTACTAAATCAGCTTAAACAAGATTACATTGCTCTACAGCAACTTGGTTCACCCTTATTAGCGTGTCAGGGGATGTTTGTTCCTCGTGGCATGGAAGACCTTCGCTTCTTATTTAAAAGTTGCCCACGGCCAATTGTGAGTAATGAAGATCCAGCAGAAGTTCAATATGCGGGTGGTTTTACTGGAATTGTTGCTGGTCCCCCGAAAACCCATTACACAGGCAACCTTCAAATCCTAGTAACTGAAGCAGGGCATGATCAATTATTAGCTGAATATGTCGTAGCTAGTGGTGGAATCATCCATGGTGATTACTATGATGGTCGTTTAGGTAGTTTTACCCGTTCTTATGCACTTGAAAACTGTGCTATTCGCTTTGAGTCAGCTGAATATGATTCAGATAGCCGATCTCAAGTTATGACTGTCTCTTGCCCAATCGACTATAACTACTTTGGTAGCTTCGCAAACATTGGTACCAACGGCAGTATTCAGCCGGGTAAAAAAGAAATTGATGGTACAGCTGAGCTTGTTAATCGAGTTCAGCAAGTGATCAATACTGCTCAACAAGCAACTAATCTTGCAAATGCTGTGCAAGGCGTTGGTCGCCAACTGGGCAATCTATTTGGGTAATGGCTATGAAGTTATTACCTGAATCTGAAGGGTTTGCTGTAGTTGCTGGTTCTATCCAGCAACTTTCAGAAGAACTCTATAAAGAATATCAATTATCTGGCTATTCAATTTTGCTTGATGATATCGTGAAAGCATTTTTAGATGAGACAAAATATTATGCCGGATGGGCTGTTTTAGATTGTCAAACTAAAGCTACCACGAGTATTGAACTGAATGAAACTATCGAACTTAGTGGTGATGAGTACGTAATCATCCAACCTTTAGTTAAAGCTCACTGTGATCTTTTGCAAGCTAGATTGGTTGAAGCTACTCGTGGGCTCGGAGTCGAGAGTTATGGGCTATCTGTATCAGAAGCTCAACAGAACTATAATGAAAAGAAAGACGCTTTGCCTAAACTTGCGTTTTGTATGGCCCCAATGAGTTTTAATTTTAACTTGGGGAACCATTAATGCAAATCACCATTGTATCTGCAGGTAAAATTATTCCAGCGTCTGAGCTGATTAGTGCAACTTTAAGAACTGATCTCGTACCTATTCCCGCATCCATTGAGTTCACAGTTCAATCTACTACTGAATTAGACTCCCTTTTAAAAGAAGGGGAGCAACTTACTGTAAATGACATATCTCATCCTTTCGAACTTATCAAAGTTACCCCACTAAAAACTCAGACTATTAAACAAGATCGGCGAGTAGGTGGCATCTCATGTATTGGTATTTTGGCTGGTTGTAAAAGACTTATCGAATATTCAAAGCAAGCAGTTATTAGTAATGAAACTTCTTTTAATTCTGTAATTCGAGCTTGTGGTGCAACGATCAGTCTGGGCAGTGATTTACCTTTGCCTAAATTTGTTTGTTTAAAGGGTAGTATGCCTACACAGCGCTTGGCTCATTATCTACAACAAGAAGCGGCTGTAATTTGCTTTCAAAATAATAAAGTGTCTGCTCAAAAAATTGATTCTTTCTTTAAAAAGGAACCTATCACAAAACTAGATCCTAGCAGTGTCGTTTGGATATCCAGTAAACCTTTGGAACTGATGCAAAAATCATCTTTTGTCACAGTTGAGAATAACGGTTCAACGGTTGTTGGTGATGACTCAATAACCCCAGGCCACACTGTGACGCAAAGAGCTGGTTTAGATGCCCGACAAGTCAAAAACTTGGAAAAAGTTTTGATCATGCGTGGGACCATTATTAGACCACTAAATTTGAACTGGAATGCAGGCGATATATTCGAAATAGATAGTAAGAAGTATGTCGTTCTAACTGCTGCACATCATATAGATACAGGCGCAATCGGGGGATCAATGGGGACTTCATCAAAGTTCTGGATTGCTAATTTGTAGGTCAAATATATGAATGGTTTAAAACGTGCAAAGATTTTAAGTTACAACGCAAAAGGTCGTACTGCACAAGTACACATTCATGGTTTAACTGATGGCGCGAGTGAAGGAATTACAGCAACTTTTGCGTATCCAGTCGGCGATAGTGATTTAGATACAGAAATTCAAATTGTGGATGGGGAAGACGTCTATGTCAAGAAGGGCTAGTTATCTAGCCCTTTATATTGGGAGGACAATATGCCACAAGGCTTACAATGTTTTGATGAAACTGGGAAGATTGTTGTTGATGTTACAGATCGTCAAATGCACTTAATACATACTTTTGAAATCTCTTTAGGTTCTAATGAGTATTATAAGGATTATGTTTATGACGGTATTACATCTGAAACTCATATAGCAATTGTTAGAGAAAACTGCTTAGGTAATATGACTCAGCAATACCCTACACTTGCTTACCATGGTGGGCCTTTTGCGTCTATTTATACACCTAATGTAGTAAGAGTGAGTGCATTATCTGGTTTGGCCCTTCTTACTGTTGATATTTATAGGTATGGATAATGTCTGGCTTTGAAGTAAGTAATGATAAAGGTGAAATTATTGTTAGCGACACTTACAGACATTTAGGTGTAAATTCTGTACAAGTGTTAGATGGTGGTACACCTAGTTCAATAGGTGCATCTTCTGGTTGGGCACCTAGTTTTATTCAAACCCCTAGATTGGTATATCCTTCTTTTCGTAATGATTTACCAAAAGAGACTCTTTATATTTTAAACCTATCTGAAGGAACAGAGTTTTGTGGGAAATATTGGCATAGTGTGCATAACAATAATATTTCATTTTTAAGTTATGACTACACTAAAATCTCTGGTTATTTAGATGTATATGATGAGCAAGGTAATTTAATCTGGTCTGCTATATCTGCTAAAAATGTTCCAAGGATTGTGCAAACATATCAATTAACAGCAGATAATTTATTAAACGGTATTACGCTGAGCATTGGTTCTAATGTAGGTATCTTATTAAATACTTTACCTTCGTGGTTTAGACCGGGACCTATGAATAACTTAAATAGAGGGGGCTTATTTGGTAGGTACTCTAACGGTCAGTTACAATTACAGTTTGCGGCTGCTGCTAAATTAAATGATATCTCTTCAAGGATTATTGAAAATTTAGGGCCTAATGGCACTCTTCCTGTTCATATTACCTCTTTTGCATCATAAGGTTATTAGATATTAAGAAAGCCCCTTTTTGGGGCTTTCTTATTAAAGAATGTTATGCAGGTTGATCAGTACTTTGTGGTTCTTCTACAAATGTGTAATTTACTGCTACCGACCCAGTCTCTAAATCCCAGCCTAGATTTAATGTTTTGAAAGCAGGACGGTTGTTAAAACGTTGAGCATTGACGATGTCTTGAGTTTTTTGAGCTAATTCAATATCCAAAGCATTAAATACTTTAACTTCGGCCATGAGCTTTTCCTCTAATTAGATAAGAAATTTGTTCAGATAGAATTGCATGCAGTTAATTAATGGAATCTGTACGGTTCCAATTAACTTTGGAACCCATCTAAAAGTTAAAAATTATTAGTCATCAAAATACTTAATTATTTAGGTATTTTGGCTTAGTTATGTCTTCTCGGTTCTTATCGTTGTTACTCGGTGAAAATGTTAATTCATATGATCAGCAATTCGATACGTCTAATCAGGATGCAACAGCGCAGCTATATGAAACTATGGCTCCGTTTTCACTTGGGACTAACCAAACCAAAGCCAATAAGAAGCGTACTCGAAAAGAAATTCTTACTAAATGGGAGAGAATGTTACGCTTTGCACCTATCGCAGAGGGTATGGGGATTCATGTTTCTGCAGCCTTAGGCGGAGATTCTTATAGCGGCCAACAAGTCTTTATTACGCCCGCAGAACGGTTAAAAAAGGCGAATGGACCAGCAGCTGAAAAACTAAAAAAACAACTAGATGAGCGCCGTGTAAAGATGGAAAAGCTTATCAATAAGTATTTAAGCAAACTTGCCCGAGATGCTATTTCTTTCGGTGATTCCTATGCACGTATTTATGGGAAAAAAGATAAAGGTGTAATTGACCTCGTTTGTAATGAGTATACATATCCGCCATTAATACAGCCTTTCGAACAAGGCAGTAAGACTGTCGCCTTTTTTTGTTTAGATCCTCGCAATTGGCAAAAAACTATTACCAAACTGAATACTATCCAAATGGTACGTTTCAAAATGCCCCGTATGAGCAATATTGCTCAATATGAGCTTGTTGAAACTGGTCTTGTCACGAAAATGTTGGAGGGTGATGATCCAGATGAGCTACCAATCTTACCCGCGCATTTAGGCGGCTCATTTCTTTATGAGATTGAAGATATTTATGATGATGTAATCCTTGCTTTGGCATCTATGAATAGCCAGCAAATCGCAGATACCGTAAATCAGATGTTCTTGACAGTAAATATGTCAGGAATGCCGCCAGCACAACGTCAAGCCTATATCCGTGGTTTAGAAGGTTTGCTTAAAAATCATGAGGCTTATGTCCGTGATGCTTTATCAGGTGGTGAAGCAGTCTGGAATACTGCTTTTCACATGCTTCCGGTATTTGATGAAAAACAAGTTCTAAATCCAGTAGGTGATATCAAGAATCAACGAAGCTCACCTATTAATATTGAACAGTTCATGATTAATGTCCGTTTGCTGATGGGCGGAATTGGTCTAGATCCAAGCATGGTCGGTTGGGCTGATATGTTAACTGGTGGTATTGGAGAAGGTGGAGCATTCCATACCTCTGCACAAATCATGCGTAGGTCACAAGACATTCGAACAGCAGCTTCCGAAGGGATTAATCAAATTCTTCATTTGGATTGGGGGTTTGCTTACAACGAACAATTTGAGCCTGAAGATTACCCTTGGCAAGTTGAATACTATTCAAACCAAACTGCAGCAGCTACAGAAGAAATCAACAATGCTCAATCAAGAATGAATACAACATTACTTAAAACACAAGTAATCGCATCATTGAAAGAATCAAATTTAGATGTAGATATTATGGCGTACATTCTTGAGCGCGATACAGGTATGAAATATGAGGAAGCATTAACATTAGCTGAAAGTATTGCTAAGAGCCGTAAATTTCCAGAGGATGAAGAATAATGGCTTTCTTTGAATACGAAACGCAGAATAAAACTATAAATAACAGTTTTGGAAACGTTTTAAATCCGTTTAAAGAACGTTTTGCTAAGAATCCTGTCTTGTGGTCTGGTCTAACTGTTGATCGAGCTGTTTCACATTATCAGGAACTTTACGCATTAGGGACACTTTCAGCGGCCCATTTTGGAATTGAAATTCGCCCGTACCATGCAAACAGTAAAATTGCTCAAGCAAATATTCCAATTTTTGATCATTCAAACAAAGTTGCTTGGTTAGCCAATAATGTAGATGTATCACTACTAGATGCCCAAACCGATGCAGTGCATGTGGGGCATTTTCAACTCAACCATGTAACTGGTAATGCTTCAAATGAGTTGAGCATTTCATTTATTGAGACTAAAGAAGCAGCTATTGCGAATAGTGCTAAAGCTATAAAAGAAATAATGTTTAATAAGGATGGTACTCAGCAGCCACCAATTGAATACTTAATGAGATTAAAAATATATGCTTTTGATAAAGCTGCAAGAAATCAAAACCAATTTGAAATTGAGCATCTAGTTTCACTTCAAGCAGGCAATTTGCCCCTTGATGCCTCTAATAAAGCACATGCCATTGTTACTTTAAATTTCATCAAAATGTTTCCCAACTTAAAATAAGCTATGGAACTCATTGCCTTTATAGATTCACCTACTTGAGAAAATATCCTCAAACTAAAATGAGGATAACTCCGTGAGTGTTAAATCAATTTTCATTCAAACACACGCACCACATCAAAGCCGATTAGTACATGGTTTTGACTCTATGGTGAATAGTGGTGCTTGTTCAATTGGGTTTATTAAGGGTGATTACCGTCAAATTAATGCTTTAGTCACTGAAGATTACACGGAAAATGATTTCTGGCGTGTTGTAAATTTAAAAGGTAAAAAGGGTGGGATAGATGCGTTTGATTCTGTTGCGGTATTAGGCGCTATCGATGACCAGCATGCAGCTGATTTAGCGATACTGCAATTTGGCCGAATGTTTGATGCTAGTGTTACAGATGTTATTGAAACAAATCAATTTGGACTTAAGCGCCATTTATCATCACAACAATTTAATTTGACGGGTTCAAAACCGATTCAAAGATGGCAACTAGAACAATTACAAAATGTTGTAGCAGCTGAAAAACCTGAATGGGATGGAATCAATTTAATTTCTCATGAGGGTGATACTTCTAAGTTGTTATTAGATATGCAACGAAATGATGATCACAGCCAATTATTGAGTAAATTTGATGGGTTACCTACACTTTTATCTAGTCTAGGCGTAGAAGAAGCGCTTTACGACTCTATTATCGTTGATTACCAGCATTTAGAGCAGCTGTCTGCAATTTTGCATCACTCTATGGATCAGTTTTCAAAAACTGGCGTCAAAATCGTTAACGTTACGGAAAGTAAGCCCTTTAAGCATAAAAAAGTCCTTCAAATTGCTCTTACTTATGATTTTGATGATGGCCAAAACTTCACAATCCTTTTTCATAAGCCAGATCGATTATCAAAAAAAATTAGTCCAGCAGATTCATTAATTTCATGGAAGATTTTAATGAACAATCGGGATATTACGGCTGCAATTCAGCCTAATCAGGGAGAAGGAATATCAATTCCAGTTCTCGCTGGTCGAATTATGAAGTTGATTAACCAAAATAGTAATCGTTTTAAGCGGTTACAATCTAAAAAAGCAGAAAAGGCCAAGGCTTTAGCAGATGCTGAACTACGTCTCGAGCAAAAACAAAGTCAATTAAATTCTTTAAGTGCAGAAATTTCCAATTTATTAAATGAATTGGATCAGTTGCAAAATACATTGTTAATCAAGCAATCTGAGGAAAATGAAGGAATCATTAAAGAGAATAGTCTCGATAATGAGTTACCAGATAGTATTTCTGATGAAGAAGCCGCACGTTTAAAAGCCGATTTAAAGCGTTTAAATGCTGATCCTGAATGGGCAGGTGAAGATGGTTTACGTTACCAAGCATTCTTTGAACGTATCAATAAGGCTCTAGAGGGGGACTCTGATGCGGTAGTTTGGGCTCGTGAATGGATTTCTGAACTAGATGACCAGGCTTTGGCTCAACAGCAAGCAGAATTAGAAGCAAATAAACTTATTGATGCCGAAAAAGAAGCTAAACAAAAAAGAGATGAAGAAGTTTTAGCAGCACGTGCAGCTGGTATAGCTGAAAACAAAATGATGCAAGCATGGTTAGACACTTTGGAAAAGCCTGAAGATACTAACAACATAGACTTTATGGCTTGGGTTTCAGATCGCCGTGGTGAATTCTTAAAAAACTGGAATGGGGCCGAAGGTTCACCAGAATATTTAACAGCATTTTATGAATATTCAAGAGCATGGGCAGATGAACATTTAGCGGATCGCCTCAGTAATAAAGAGCCAGCCCAAAATTCAGATAATGATGAATTTAAAGAACTAAATGCTCCGACAGAAGTTGAAGATCTTCAGCCTAGTACGACAAATGATGAAGGTAATCAACTTTACCGTTCAGTAATTGAAGGGCAGGTTAAAGTTAATCTTGAGTTATTAGAGCAAATTCGAGATGAAGCAGAAAAAGACTTAAATGATCCACTTCTTATTCCAGCGGTGACAGAGCTCTTGAATCAAGTACAAAAAATGGAAGCGGAGAATATCTAATGACAACATTAAATCTAATTTCTACTCAAGATATTGCTAAAAATCCATTAGTTGTAATTGATCAAATGATCAGCTTCTTTAAACCTAAACAGCCCTTCACTGGGCTTTTGAAGGGTAGAACTAATAATGTGAAAACAGCCAAAGGACAAAAGATTTCTACTGTATTCGCTTTAGTTGATATTGATCAAGTAATTGCATCTCATACAGCAACTGGTGCGGAAAACCCTAATTATCCGCAAGAATTGCAGCCACGAGATCGTAGTCGTGAATCCTCACAAGCATGGGTACAGAAAACTGCTAATGATTTAGATCCCGAAAGCCTAGGCCGCTCAGGTCGTGCAGATACGGGAGCACCGATTACTGGTGATGATTTAGTGGTTGAATCAGGAAATGGCCGAACAATGGCAATCAAGCTTGCCTATGATCGCGGTTCCGCAGATGAGTATAAACAATGGTTGATTGATGAAGCTGATTACTTTGGCTTTAGTAGTGAGCAGGTCCAAGCAATAGCTCAACCAATTTTGATACGTATTCGTACAACCGAGATTGATAGAGCTCAATTTGCAATAGATGCTAACCAAGATGATAAGTTGTCTTTTACAGCAACTGAACGTGCTAAAGCTGATGCTAAACGTTTAGATGAGAATTTACTGGCACTTTTTAATCCGAGTGAAGATGGCGATTTATTAGCAGTAAGTAATCAAAAGTTTATTCAAGGTTTTTTAAGTAAATTAGGTGATACAGAAGCTGCCCAGTACACAACGAAAGATAAAAAACCAACACAAGCACTGATAAACAGAATCAAGGCCGCAATTTTTAGTAAAGCGTACAATGATGATCGTTTGCTAGAAATGATGGCTGATCATACAAAACCAGATCTTCAAAATATGCTTAATGCGCTTGGTGTTGCTGCCCCTAAATTTATTGAAGCGCAAGCCATAAGTCGTGGAAATGTTCAAGATATATCAGATCAAATCGTTGATGGAATGGAGCAAGCCATTGATCAACGTGTTGCTAATGCAATTATTGATGCAGCAAATACAATTTTATCTGCAAAGCAAAATGATCAAGATATTGTTGAGTTTGTAAAGCAGCAAGGGCTTTTTGAGGATCTAGGAGAAGGTGTTGCTGAGCTCGCCGTATTTCTCGCCAAGAATAGCCGCAGTTCAAAAAAAATGAGTATGTTATTTAAAGCATTAGCTGAATTTGCAGAGAAACAGGCTTTAGATAGTAGTAATGTAGGCTTGTTTGGTGAACCTGAACCAGTAAGTGTAAAAGATGCTATCCAATATGCACAACAAGTGCTTGGTGATGATTTCATTAGTGTGCAAATGTACGATTCCTTGGTAGATTCCAGCAGTTCAAGTAGCCCTAAAATAATTCGATTAACGAAAGAGGGGGCTGAACGTTTCCACAGTGCTTTGAAAGTTAAAATTGATCAAAGTAATGACAAGGAAAATCAAGAAGGGAACAAAATTAATGACATTCTTTTTGAAGAATTAGAAGTTTAGATCTGGAACCTACTAAAAATTAGATACTTACGATCATTCAACATAGGAATGTAAAGTTCCTATGTTGAGGGATATATGTCCATCTTAAAGCTCAAACCAATCACTAAAGACACAGTATTGGTTGCAATTTATTACATGATTGATTTCATGCATTATCAGAGCAATATTGCTCGATTTTTCCTTCTTATAATCCATAAGCAAATAGAACTTAACTTGTCTGTAGCAAAGCAAGCTTTAGCTTTTGCCCGTCAAGAAAGTGACTTTCCAAAATTGGATGAAGTTATTGAAGTCTTATATAACGAGGCTATCAAAAACATTGATGAATCAGTTATCCAACACCTTAATAACAGTTCCAGAAATGTTATTGAACAGCTAGAGACTATTGTCAGTCTTTTTGCTTGCGATAAAGAGCTGAAGCCATACACCACTAAAAAGAATAAAACACTACAGGTTATTGGTCTTAAAGGCATCAAATTAACCAAAGCTAAAGAGTTTGACCCCTATGCCTTTTATTATCAGGGTGAAATTCTTGTACGCTCAAAACATCTTAAAGCTATTCCAGACTCTCTTCTTTCAGAAGATCAGCAACTTGTAAAAGGATTATTCTTACATGTATCAAATACCAATTCAGATGTGGAATCAGTTGGCGAATTTCGTCTCAGATCCAGAGGACCAATTGTTTCTACAACTGGATCAGGAAAAGATGAACTTGAGGCTTCAGAAGCAGTCAGAAATGATGGAGAAGTTGGGGTACTCAGAGACAGTAATACTGGCTTACCAAAAAGTGATGATGCAAGTTTACTTGGCGGCCGAAATCCTAGAAATGAATCTTCAAATGGAGATAGTGGAACCAGTGCTAACCGGATTAACAGCAGCGGAAGCAGTGAACTATCTGGTAAGAGATCATCTCTTAAACGAGCAAGAGATCGATCAATTGTACAATCTGCTAAATCAGTTAGAGCTGCCATAGATGAAAAGCTAGAAGCTCAATTAAAAGCAGATAATGTAGAAACAATTTGGAGCGATGCTTCAAATATTGACGCAGCTTTGCCATATCTGCAACTGGCACAACGTGGTGATGTTTTAAAAACTGAAAAGCGGTTAATTGAGGAAAATAAGAAGGGTATTCTTTTTACTAACGGCACTGGTACAGGTAAAACCTTTACTGGGCTTGGAGTGGCAAAGCGTTTTATTAATGCTGGTCTCAAGAATATTTTGATTGTTACCTTGAATGATAAGATTGCAAATGACTTTGTAAAAAGCTCAAGTCCGTTGAATATCAAAGCTTACAAATTAAAAAGTATTAAAGATAACGGCGGTAAGGAACACACAGTCGTGGTCACAACCTTTGCTAATTTTGGACAAAATAAAAGTTTAGTTCACAAACATTGGGACCTGATATTAATTGATGAGGCACATACTCTATCGCAATCATCCGATGGTAAAGCAACTGCAGCATTAAACAAACTAAGAGCATTAACCGGGCATTTGCATGGTTTTAGTGAATGGTTTGAAGATAAATTTGCTGATCAGATGCCAATTGAAGAGCTCGATGAAGATGGTAAAGAAACAGAACAATACCTAAGCGCTTATAACAAAATGCAGGTCCTTCGAAATGAACAACGAAAGATCTGGAATTTGAATTGGAAACACCAGAAAAGTAAGGTCAAAGTTGTTTTCTTATCTGCTACGCCATTTAGTTATCACTTTTCACTTGATTGGGCGGAAGGCTATTTATTTGATTATATGTCTCCTTCAGTATCTGTTGATGACCAAGGTAATTTAGCTGAAGGCTTTAGTAAAGCTCGAGAGCACTTCTATATGGGAAATCTTGGATATCGAAAGCGATATGGTAAGTTGACGCGACCAGAAGCTAAGGTGGATACAGGTGTACTTGAAAGACAGTTCGCCGAAAATCTTAAAAACACTGGTGCTATGTCTGGGCGGGATTTAGAAGTAAATTTTGACTATGATCGTAAATTCATTCTAATTGGCTCTCGTGTTGGTGAACTTATTGATGAAGGTTTAACTTATCTTCGCAATGGTTATAAAGAAATAGAAGGGCACAAAACACGAACTTTTGAAGAATGGGCTGCTCAGACTGGTAAACCAACCACAGGCTGGGGGCGTCATGCATCTATGCAAGAATATGATCGGTTATTCACTGGAAACCGTTTTAAAAACATATATGAAATTATTGCAAAACGCTTTGATTACTTAGCAAGACGCCGTTTGTTAGAAGCTATTAAAGCTGAAGCTTGTGTTGATATGGTGAAAAAGCACTTAGCATTAGGCCGTAAAGTAGTAATTTTTCATGATTATAACGAAGGCGGTGGTTTTGCACCTTTCTTGATTAGTAAGCTTGATATCGAAAAATATGAAAGCCCACTTAGAGAAGATATTGAGCTTGAATATAATACATTCAAAGAAAATAGACCGGATCTAGTAAATCTCAATCTTGATTATGAATCACCTGTTGAAACTTTAAAGAATGCATTTCCTAATGCTCTTTTATTTAATGGTCGTCTTTCAAAGCAACAACGTGAAACTAATGTAGCGTTATTTAATACAGATGATAGCGGGCACGATATTCTCATTCTGCAGTCTGATGCTGGCTCTACTGGAATTAGCTTGCATGATACAACTGGTAAACACCAGCGAGTACTCATTAATATCGGTCAACCAACAAAGCCAGCCAAGTTGAGACAGACGGAAGGGCGTATCTATCGAACCGGACAAGCATCAAATGCTATTCAGAGATACTTGACTACTGGTACTGCATGGGAACGGGCTGCATTTGCAGACACGATTGCTGGACGCGCAGAAACAGTAGATAACTTTGCAAAAGGTGCTGATGCTGTAGTAAGTATCAAAGAAGCGTTAATTCAGGCTTATGAAGAAGCTAAATATGAAGAGCCAAGTCTAAATGATGGTATAGGCGGTAAAGCATATGATGAAGAAAATGCCCGTATTGCTAAGTTAACCCCATTTGATCAAGCACTAACATTCTACTATGCCAAAGGCAAACGTTCTGAAAGTCGTGATAACCGCGAAGGTAAGGAATGGTATGCAACGCCTGAACCTCTAGGATTCAAAATGATTGAATGGGCAGGGGTACACACTGGTGATTCTGTGCTTGAGCCTAGTGCTGGTGATGGAGCTATTGGTCGTTTTGTTCCGCAGGATGTAGAGTTGACAATGATTGAACCGACTGAGTCTTTAGCTAGTCGTGCTCAAATGGCAAATACAGGTGCTAAAGTAATTGTTGATACATTCGAATCTTTAGAATCTTTGAATAAGTACCATGCGATTGTGATGAATCCGCCATTTGGTCATGCTGGCACTTTGGCAATTCAACATATCAAGAAGGCTTTTGGTCATCTTTATGATGGTGGTCGGATTGTGGCCTTGGTACCACGTGGTTCGATGGATTCTAAAGTGGACGAATTTATTGATAGTACACCTGGTGCAATTCTGACAGCTGAAATCTGGTTGCCTCAATCGACCTTTAAAAATGCTGGTACCGCCGTTTCAACTCGTATTATCATTATTGAAAAACATGCAGACTCTAATGATGTTCCAGCAACACGAGAATTAGACTTTACGCACCTTACAAGTGTAGAGGATCTATTTTCAGAAATTCGCGATATCGCAATGCCACCTAGGAAACTACGCATTGACGAGCAGCTAGCTAAGTATGAACTTTATGTTAGAACTGAACGTAGCAAGTACGTTTTCAATGGCGATGGCGTTGATAAACCTCAGATCAAGAATATCATGCTGAAATTCTGGGGTTCAGAAGTAAATGAGTTTGATGAGATTGTTATGCCATATAACAAATCTGCTGAAATCATTAAGAAGATTGATGAGTTTGAGCAAGAGAATAATATTAATCTAGCTGCTTAACATAAGTAATAAAAATACGCTCTTGATGAGCGTATTTTTTATGAATTGTTGGATACAGCAAAATTAAATTTATAAATATTATGTCTTTGAATTTCTCTTTATTTGGGAATCATTGAACTTGCATATGAACTAATTAAACTTCGTGAAAGTAAAAATTTTTCTCCAACACTTTCAAGAAGATTACCATGATCATCTACACTAAAATGAGCAATATGAGGATCATTAAATAAAAAATCAGGGAATGGATATTTAGCATGAGGATTATGAAAAATATATAAACCATCAAAGATTGATTCTTTATATTCTTCTTTAGGAATCCCTTCGCGGATATCAGGAATTAATGTACTCTCACTTACGTCATCCCTAGTGTAAAGTGCATTAAAGAAAGTAGTTTTATTTGCTTCACTTACTTCAGCTAATGCTCGAACTTTCCCCCAAGTTGCATATGGGTTATAAATTACAGCACTAATATCTTCATACTCTGAAGTCTTAAAAAAACCTAGGGGAATTTCTGCACCATTATCTTTTTCAATAAAATCCATTCTTTCTCTTGGCAAGTAGTTGAGTTTATCTGAAATAGCCTTTTCCTCATTAAGATAAATTCCATATAGAACAGCAATTAAACCGCGATGACCTATAAAATGGGAATGAGGTCGATCAAAAGAATTAAGACCTAAAATAAAAGGCTTACCCATAACATGAGATAAATCTTTATATGATTTTTTAAACTTTTGATTTTTAGAGACAATTGAATTGGCTAATCTAATAATTGATTTTCTATTGAATTCTTTAAAGTTAATTTGAAAATCTAAATGTGCATCTGTAAAACCAAATGCTGGTAGGCCATCTTGTTCTGGGTTGGCAATTGTTGCTTCAATACAAAAAGGTGAATTATTTTTGTTACATACAAAGTCAGGCGCATGATGATTATAATCTATATCAATATTTTCAGATTTCAGGATTTTATTTAGATATAATTCCCAAAAAGAAGACTCAAAAGTAGTTTGGAATTCTTTTACAAATTTATTATCCCTATCAACAAATCCATTTGCCCAATCTAATAAAACATTCCTTTCAGCATACATTGCTTCATTTAATAACAATTTAAAAATTTTATGCTGTTTTTCGCTTTCAACAATAGGTGTAAATAAATCTAACATTTTTTATTTCTCAAAGAATATTTTTAAATAAAAATTTTAAATTTCATAATACTAAAAAATTATTAAAAATCAAATCTATATGAAAAACTGTAATTAGCGTATTTTCAAAACTTTTTTATCAGTTTTTAATGCTGGAACAAAGCTAATAAGTGTCCTTATTTTTTAATTAATAATAGCTTAATTTTTATAAATTAGTACTTAAACATGTCCAAAGCTTTAGCTTATGCACCAGCTGTAAATACAGCAAAAACTAATTTACCAAGTAATGAATCAGATCCATTCTATGGTTCTATTTCAAAGCACAAATACGCAGAGTTTTCTCTATGTGACAAAGAGGGGAATCCTATTGCTGGCTCGCCAGTGATTAGAGCCTTATTAACGGACGGTGATAAAAGCATTGAGAGCCAATGGCAAACTCCATTTGAGAATAGTAATCCTGAGCTAAAAATGCCTATGCTCATGGCAGGCTTACAATCAGGTCAGCTATCACAAGTCGCTGAACAGATGCAAAGTAATCCCATAGCTCAAGTTTTATCAAAACTTGGGGTTCAAGATGCTATGCAGAGCGTTGAAGGGCGTACCAATCTAACTAAAGTGAATACAACTCAAGTATTCCTATCTACTTCTTCAGTACGGCTCAACCTTTCTATTTTCTTCCTTGCCTTTAGTGATGCGAAAACAGAAGTTGAAGACAGGATCATGCAATTAGAGGCTTGGAGTCTTCCAGTTTCTTTATCTTCTGATTCTACACTTCAGAATGTGGTTAATGACTCAAACTCAACTTTAGAAGGGTTGTTTTCAGGTGTAATCCCACCCTTTGTGTCTCTGACAACTCACGGCAAAACTTATAAACCTTTCATTATTGAAAGTGTTTCTGCACCAATTGTTGCGCCAATTGATGAGAAAGGTAACCGGTTAAGTTTGGCCGTGAATATAAGTTTGATGAGTCGAACTGCATGGGATTCAAAAGACATTTATTCATTGTATGGAGGCAACTAATGATTACTTTTGATCCAGTGTATGTAGGCGATAATACTTTTCAAATGCAAGAATTGAGTTTTGAGCAGTGTCTTAAAATTTCAATCATTGCGCCGAATTTAAATGAAAAAAGACTTACAGCTTTTCTTAAATCAGCTTTAGATAGTGTGTTTGATCCTTTGGTTTTAACTATTCAAGAACGATATTTACTGCTGCTGAAGTATCTTGAAAAACAAAGTAATACTATGTTGGAGGTGAACACAGACTGGTCTAAAGTTTTCCTTCAATCAGAAAATAATTGGAAAACTGAAACTACTCAAAATGGAATTACGGTTAGACAGCTTATTGGAATGGAAGCGGAGTTCTTAGAGGCAAATTGTAAGAATGTCGCTGAATGGATTGCCTGCATGATGGCTTTTCAGTTGAGTTATTCTAATCATGAGCACTTAGCTTTATTACCGGATAGAACAAATCCTAAATTATTTGAAGAACGATTTAAGCAGCGGCTAGATTTTATTAAGAAAATGCCAGCTAGTGATTTTGATTTGTGCTATCAAGACTTTAATAATTTAAACAATGAGTTATTTACTCATTTACGGTTAAGCGTTGATAACCACGGTATTTTAGTGGAAAGAGGTGCAGATGACGCGCCTGCACGATTTCGCACCGCTTCCATCTTTACAGGAATCATCAAAGAGTTGGACCGATCTTTTGCTTGAGACAGCAAGTAGTATTTCTGAAAACTGCCCAATGCCTTTATCGGATGCATTAAAAATGCCTTTGAGTTTTGAAAGTACTTACTTCAATTCATCAGCATGGGAAAACCGCAAGAAGTATTTAGAAAATGAAATTGAACGTCATAACGTATTCTTAAAATTAGGTCAAGAAGTCATTAAGGGATTAAATGCCCTAGCAAGTAGAGGCCGATAGTTTTCATGTAGAAAAGTCTGATTAATTTAGACTTTTTTCGTGCTTTGTATTTGGAACCATACTCTATTTAGAACAATAACACTTGCAAAAATAGCTCCAAATGAAACGTGGGGAATAGGTCATGTCTGATCATCAGGCAATTGAAGTCACAGTCACAACTTTTGCTAATAAAACTACCTTCTGGAGTGGTTTAGCAAGCGCATTTGGTTCTTTAACTTCAATTAATTGGTTGAGCTATACAGGTGCAATAGTGGCTGTTGTTGGCCTATTCATAAGTTTCATTTTTCAGTGGAGACGTGACCGCAGAGAACGTAAAGAAAGTGAATTACGTGAAAAAGAAAGCGAATTACGAATCAAAGCTTTAGAAGCTCTAGAGCAAGATAATTTACGAAAGAGGAAAGATGAATGAAGTTAATTGAAAACAATGCTTGGCAGTATCTATCTGTTAAGTTACCCGCCGTAGGTGCATTCATCATGCTAATTTTATTGCCAGCACTACAATGGGGTGTTGATTATGAAGTTATTCCTGAAAAATATCATGCATTTGTTACTGGTACTTTGATGCTTGTTCTGTCATGGATTGGAAAGAAAATTTCTCAACCACGACTTAATGGCCCGCAATTAACAGGCCAGTTAGTAGGGATCAATTCTTTATTGAATATCCCAACACCAACAAAGCCTGATGAATTAGCTTGGATTGCAGAAGCAAAAAAGCATCTTGGCCTTCAAGAAATACCTGGTAAACAGCATAACCCAACTATTTTAAAATGGCTCTCGGAGCTAAAGGCTTGGTGGGCTGACGATGAAACGGCTTGGTGTGGGACCTTCGTTGCACATTGCTTGAAATCAGCTGGAATTGCTTATCCTAAGCATTGGTACCGTGCATTGGATTATGTGAATTATGGTACAAAATTAGCTAAACCCGCTTACGGTTGTGTAGCTATTAAAACTCGAAAGGGTGGTGGGCATGTTTGTTTTGTAGTTGGCCGTGACAAAAAGTCTGGAAAGTTAGTATGCCTTGGAGGCAATCAGTCTAATAAAGTTTGTTATGCACTTTATAATGACTCTGACTTTCAAGAATTCAGATGGTATGGTCGTACAACTCAACCAGCTAGCAAACGTTACAACTTACCGCAATTAAGTGGCGTGACAGCAATTAGAGTTACTGAAGCATAATGAAGTTACTATTACTAAGCTTTCTTTTATGTGGCTGTACGGCACATACAATCAATAGCAATGTAAACGTATCTATTTGCGTTAAAGCACTTTAAAAAAAGCCCTGAATATTCAGGGCTTTTTAATTAATTATTTATTTCTGCATCGTAGACAGTTTGTAAAGAGGCTTTTAGAGCTTCATCATTTGTACTATCAATGAATTTCCTCATTTTCTCTTTGTATTCAAGGTGCCCAGCTTTATACTTTACAAGTAAGTATGAAAATTCAGCTTGCTTATAATTTGGGTCCTTCTTATTTTCTGGTTTGTTCAGCTCTACTTTTAGAACCTCTGCCACATAGTCATAGCACCTATTAATCGAAGTGGCTTCTTTCCCTTGTAGTGAAAGTAACTGACATCTAAATGTAAGTCGTGCTGTGTCATTTGGTTTCTGTGCAAGCTGCTTATCATTTAAAGCATGCGCTTTATCATAGTCATTCAAAATCATATATATATTCATTTGAAGAAGCTCACGTTTTCGCTTATCCGTGATTTTATCGACCTCCGTCTAGGAAGAGCCCTTTGGAAAAAGTGGTCTGGTTATCATCGGCGAAGTTTGGTCGAAACCAAGATGCATTGCATCAAATTATTAGGCGATAAACTCTACTCAAGGAATTTTGACAGCCAAGTGAATGAGATCCATGCACGTGTAGCCGTATTAAATAAATTTACAGAATTAGGCAGACCTCATACCCAAGTTGTAACCTAAATTTTAGCAACTTATGAAAACTTTACCTTCAAAGGCTTTATGCAACAAAGCCTATATTTGGGTAAAAGTAATAAAAAAAATCCTCAATTGAGGATTTTTAAAGCTTAGTATTTATAAAAATACTATTTTACTTTTAAATTAATATATTGAGACATTTCAGAAGTTACTATATCAAGTATTTCTTTATTAAATAGTTTTTCGGAATTCTTTAGATGATTTGTCATTGCATTTAATTCAAAAGCTGATTTTGATTGTGATAGGTCTCTTAGCATTCCTCCAATACATCCTCTGTAATGTCGGATTCGATCTAAATCTAGATTAAGATCGGAGTCGAAGGTCTTTTCATAAATCTTTAAATCGATCAGAAATTGTTTATAGAGCTCTTCGCATTCATTGCGAAATATACTTCTTCTTTCTTCACATTCGTTAGGTATTTTTTCTGCCTGATCGATTAAATTTTTACTAATCTCTGGGAAGTTTTTTGAGTTCCATAAATGTTTTTGTGTCATTACATACTTATGATAATAATCAAGATAACTTACAAGTTTATATAAAGATGTTTGTGTATTTCTAGCAAGTTCAGATCTATTTAAGCCTGTTTGAGAATCTCTCCAATCATTAAATAAACTAGCTGCAATTATTGCTGCCCCAATAGTAGCTAAAGCTGAAAGTATGCTTACCATTAGGGACCAAGCTTCTTTTAATGGGTTATCAATTTGATTGTAGGAATATAACCAAAGAGTGAAAAAGAAAAATATGATACAAATGGAAGTAATCCAACCAATAGTATCTATTAATAAAACTTTAATTTTTTGATTCATAACTTTGAGTATTTCTGAGGTTAGCTTATTTTAGATAATCATAAATATTAATCTAGTCGAATAAATGGAAATTTCATTTAAGTTTTTGATAGAAAAATGAGCAAAAAATTGCTCAAAATTGATAAAATCCTTCGAAAGTGAGCAAAAAATTGCTCATTTAGTTATTAAAGGTAGTTCATCCCATTTAAATGGATTCTTAGTTAATTTGTCTCGTGACATTGACCAGTTGCGACCTGGTACATAACACGAACTTATACCGAGTTTTTTCTTTCCGAATTTTGTGTGTACGTTCTCTAGTGTTTTCATCAATTGTTCTTTCTTTTCTATAGCTTCGAAATCTGTGAGCAGGTCATAAGTGTGACCTGTTTTGGGTTCTAGCCCAGTTAGTATCACACCGCACTTCTTATACTTAATACCTTCTTTAAAAATGTGAGATAGCATTTTTGTTGCAGCTTTTACGAAATCTAACGCACAATCTGTTGGTTGTGAAAATGAGCCGGTTATTGACTTGTTATAAAACGGTACATTTTCATCAAAAGGACTTGATTGAACAAAAACAATAAGACAGCCGCATAATGATTCATCATCTCTCAATCTCTTACATGCTTCTTGTGCATGCATGGCTATTGCTTCTTGTAGGTCAATAAGTTCGGTAACTTTCGCACCAAAAGAACATGACTTAATAATTTGCTTTTTAGATGGCGGAGTGTCTTCAATTTCTAGGCAAGAGATGCCTTGTAGCTCGTTAATAGTACGAGCCATAACAATAGAAAAGCGTTTTTGCATTTCACGTGGTTCAGCACAAGCTAGATCAAGCACTGTATTAATTCCCATGCTTTGCAACTTTTTTGCATGTTTACGGCCGACCCCCCAGACTTCACTCACATCTATTTGAGCAAAGTAATATTCTTTATTGCACGGATCCATGTTTACGAGATCGCAAACGCCGTTAAAGCCTTGATTTTTCTTAGCTATATGATTGGATATCTTTGCCTCCGTCTTGCTGCGACCAATACCTACGCACACGGGCAAACCAATCCATTTCCATATTTTTAGGCGCATATCCTGAGCGACCTTTTCTAGGTCAAAATTTTTTTCATAAGCTGAAAAATCAACAAAACACTCATCTATTGAATATTTCTCAACTTCTTCATCAGTTACATACGATGCAAGAATCTTATGAAATCTGCGCGACATTTCAGCGTAAAGTTCATAATTGCTAGAGAGAACAATAACATTGTGTTTTTTTACTATGTCTCTGATCTGGAATAATGGCACCCCCATTTTTATATTTAAATTTTTTGCTTCATTGCTGCGCGCAACGGCACATCCATCGTTATTTGACAAAACGATGACTGGTTTATTGTTTAAACTTGGATTAAAGACTCGTTCACATGAGACGTACATGTTATTTACATCTATGAGAAAAAAGACTTTATCTTCATGTCTCATGATTTTTTTCTTGTATTTTTTAGAATATAAGTAACTACACCCCAAATTATTAGTTCTTGCCCGTCATGAAGATGAATATCATCATAATCTGGGTTTTCAGCTTTTAACCAACGCTCATTTTCATCAATCATTAAGCGTTTAACAGTAAAATCATTATCTATAAGTGCAACAACAATATCGTTGTGTTTAGCATCAAGACTACGATCAACAATCAACTCATCATCAATATCAATGCCAGCGTTAAGCATCGAAAGTGATGCCACTCTAACAATAAATGTTGCTTCTTCATTTTTAATTAGGTGCTCATTCATGTCGAGAGTTCGATCAACATAATCTTGAGCAGGAGAGGGAAAACCAGCTGAAACTTTTTCTATAGCTAAAGGTATTGAAAAAAAAGTAGTAGGTGAAACTAATTTTATGGATTCAACCTCACTCAATACCTTGCCAGCATTGAGATGTGGTTTAATTTCGATAATGGAATTGGGGATAATGCTCATAGTTACTCCTTGATTTCGTTACATAATCAAGATGATATGCTAGAGCTTGGTTTAAATTCAAATTAAAAAAATTGTGCATAAATAATGACTAGTCATTACTTGTCGCGTTAGTTAGTGCATTTGGTCGGAAATTCAACGGTGCTAATTTGCACTTTTTTTTGGTTTTGGGAAGTAGTCTGCAGTAAATTCACCTAAGGGCATTTCAAAGAAAAATTGATCTGCATCTTCTTTTTTGCAATTCAGCCAATCTTCTCGATACTCGTCAGGAATAACGATAATAGACCGCTTTTCATCTTCTGGCTTATGAAACTGTGACATAAAAGGGTGATTATCTGCATTAATAGTTAGCATTGACATTGATCTTACTTGCTGCCCATCAATCACAGTCGAATCATAAATAGCAGCTACTGTAAAAGGTAAGCCATCCTCTCGATAAATTCCCCATCTTTCCGCTTTACCATTCACATATCTCGGTTCATAGATCTTTTCGACTGGAATTAGTGCAAACTTACTTTTAGCCCACGCATGTCGAAAGCTAGGCTTTTTATCTACCGTCTCAGTGCGGGCATTGTATGTGTACTTTGAAAATTTTAAATCATGGTTCCAAGGTGGGATCATGCCGAACTTTACTTGCCGCCATTCAATGTGGCCATCATTCGAAAATATAAGAGGGCAGTCGTAACCCGGATAAACATCATTCTTATAGTCGAAGGTAGGTTCTAAGAGATCCAATAGATGTACCCGGTCTTTTGAAATTGGCTCATAATTAGCGCACATGATTATTTCCTTATTATTTAGTTTTAGAATGACAATTTTAGAGAAAAGGTTTTATATAATTATGTATCGAGTTTTCAATAGAAAATTACACTGAATATTTTTTGAATAAGATATTAATATAATTTGCCTTTTGGGAAGAAATGTTAAAATGAATTTATTGGAAGTTATAGCTAAAAATTGTGGATTGGCAGTGGTGGACTCCGTAACTTTAGGGCTAGGTTCAGCTGTAAAGAATTCCTTTTATGAAATTAAAGATCATGTAAGTCAATGTAATGATGCACTGTATCTAATGCAAATTAAAACATTTATTGAGACAATCGATTTAGATGAAGGGGAAGTGAAAGATTTTTTTAGCAAAAATCCAGATAACAATCGACTAGGAATTGAATTATTTAAAATTTTAGAAAGTACATACATAGAAAAGCAAGCAAATTTGTTAGCCATTAACTTTCAAAACTATTTACAGGGTAAGTATGATAAAAGCCAATTTAATAAGTATATAAATTTAATAAAAAAAATTGATGCACATATTTTTGAAGTAATTAATAATGACTTGCAGTATCCTGAAAGGCTCCGCGGACAATCCATACCTTGTGAAGGATTGCCAAAAGATGCCACTGATTACAACAAATATTGGGAATTTGAAAATCTTTTAGTTAGTGACTTCAAAGATTTAGAAGTTGTAGGATTAATTGAGGAAGAAATAGAGGAAACTTCGGTTACATACAGCTCAGTTGTAAGCCCTAAAATTAAGAGAAAGAGAACGCGTTTCTATCATAATTTTTATATTGACCTTTATAGTAAGCTAAAATAAAAGTGGGAAGAGCCTAGAATTTTTCAAAATGAGTTCAACTCCTATAGTCGGACTTGAACAAAAAAGAAACTGTTGTTAATCATACTTAATCAAAATTAAATGTTATACATGAGTTATACCAGCATGTTATATGCCGAAAAAGCAATTATAAAATCAATTATTTAGGATTTTTGTTCAACTCCCGCCATCTCCACCAAAATACTTTAAATAAATCAGCCACTTAATGTAAGTGGCTTTTTTATTGACAGGTTTTTGACAACTTCTAGTTTGCTTTAATTTTTACTTTCTAGTCTGATCTTTCATTTATTAAAAAAAGTATTATGGGGTTTTATTGATCAATAATGATTCGAGTTTTATCTTCTGGTTTCATACTTTTGTTATTCTAACCTCATCTAAATATATGGTATGAAAATAATTTTCTGTTTTGAATATTCTTATAAATAAAGTAGTTGTTGTCTGAAAAGATGATGAGTTAAATTGGGGGGGAAATCTAGAGCTTTAATTTTTTAATGAGTAAATTCCTTTAGAGATTTTGGATGAGTTCAATTGCCATTACCATGCCACAAGCTGTAAGAAATACAGATGATAGAGCTATTGTTAAAATCGGCCTTTTTCCTTTTCTAAAATACGACAACACATATTGATATTAAATGAACTATTGGCACATACAACTACACCCAGACTCAAGATTAGACGTTGATACGCTAAAAGCTATACTTATGAAAAAACAAGTTATAGGTATGGGTGAATATTGGGAAGACAAAAAAGGAAATTCAGTAATTGATCCTAAGCTTTTCAAAAATGATATGAAAATTGACGATGTTGTGATGGTTCGTGATGGAAGTACGCCAGTAGCATTAGTAAAAGTAAAGGGTGATGCTTATATAGAACACAATACAGACGATGAATTTGATTGGTTCAAACTTAGAAGACAAATTGAAATTCTTGGTTTTTACGAAGAAGATGAGAAAAATCTTCTTTATCAGATTTTAACAGCTTATGGTAAAAGTCATATACAAGCGCCAGGCACTTTAACCTGTTGTAACGGGTCTAATGCTACAAATAATTTTATTGTAAAGTGGTATAAGTTAAGGACTTATAAGAGACTAATGGAAAATATAAAACTGTCAGAAGAGCGACAAACTCACATCAAAGTACTTTGGAACAAATTTAAAAATGAAACAAAAGAGGAAGAAAAAAAATTTAATAAGGACGAAGTTGAGAAATTAATTTCTGAATGGAAATTATATAAGCATAAAATTTTAAATGACACATTGAGTTTGGATGACTACACAAACATTTTAGGAAGTTCCACAGCAATAATGCCCGGCGGATATTTATGTAACTTTTTAGAACGAACCACGAGAATTGTTTTAGGTTCTTCAAAGCCTGGTACAGCATTCAATTTTGAAGTGAAATTGAATGATGACAATTCTACTTATCATATCAAAAGTGTAAACAAGTCAAATGCTACTCGACAAGACGCGGAACTTTATTTTAATGAAAAAATAAAAGGTTTACTGAAAAGTATTGTCTCAAAAACTGATCCGTTAGAAAAAATATATTTGATTGAAAATTCAAATTACAGTGCCAAGCAAGTTTTAATGAAACTAGCTGTATTGGATAATTTATCGGACTTTCTCTATATCTACTCTACACAATGGGTAGAAGAACTATATAACGAGTTTATTGATAGTGATGCTGAAGAAATCTTTAGAAAAAACCATCAAGTTTGTCTTGTAGCAAAGAAACTTTTAGACGTAAATGAACAAGACAAAAACGAACTTGTTTTGCTTTCACGTTTCTTATGGCGTTTTGTAAATTCCAAATCGATTGCAGACACAAACAATCCTAATGTTATTCTTTATGGGCCGCCAGGAACAGGTAAAACATTTTCTGTAAAAAGTAGTTTAGATTTTGTTTGTCAAGGTGATACTTCAAGATATGAGGTTTTACAATTCCATCCATCATTTACTTACGAAGATTTTATTGAAGGTATTAAACCAAAAGGCGTTTCAAAAGATGGAAATATTCGCTTTGAGTTAGTAAATGGTATTTTTAAAAACTTTTGTATCAAAGCGAAAAAACACCCTGAAAAGGATTTTTATTTCGTCGTGGACGAAATAAACCGAGCAAATCTTTCAATGGTTTTTGGCGAAACTTTATCGCTATTGGAAAAAGATTACCGACAAGATACTGAAAATAAAAACCTGATTCGAACACAATATTCTGCGCTAATTGAAGATTTGATCAAAGAGGACAATAAATTTAAAGATTTAGCTTATGAAATTCACAACAATGAAGTGAAGTTCGGAGTTCCTAAGAATGTATTTTTTATTGGAATGATGAATGATGTGGATAAAAGTATTGATGCTTTTGATTTAGCACTCCGTAGACGTTTTAAATGGATAAGAAAAGATTGTGATTACGAAGTAATTGAAGAGGAGACACGTTTCAAAGGAAAAGATCAGTTCAATAATATTGGACTGTATGTCAAAGCCTGCGAAAAATTGAATGACTATATTTCTAAAGACTTAGGTTTGGGAAAATCATATGAATTTGGTCATTCATTTTTTATGAAGATTAGCGATATTGCTAAGCGTAAAGATATTACAAATAACAATATTGAAATTTTATTTAACTTGTATTTGCGACCAACATTGAAAGAATATCTAAGAGCCGTATTTGTGGAAAGCGAATTGGAAAGTAGGTTAGATGAAGCGTTGAATAAGTTCAAAGAAACAATAAAATGAAAATTAGTATTCCAGTCAATCATAATTTTTACGAAGAAGCCCCAATTTCAAACTTAGGTAAAGCTTTCGGAGTAAAACAGTCAAGCGTAAAAAACTTGCAAGAAATATTTTCGTCTGTTTATGAATTAAAACTTGGTGCAGAACAACTAAAACAGATCAAAGTATTTCATTTCAAAAACAAACGTATTTTTGAGCAAGATGAAGAACGTTTAATTTTAAAATTATATTCAAAAGAAAAAGAAAAAGAAAAAAAATACTTTATTCAAACTGGTGTATATGCTGGAGTGCTTTTTTACAAAGGTTGTAAAATTAATATTACAACAAAATATGGCGACACTTTTCTAAAACGTATGCTTAACTTCGTAAATGATATTTACGTTGACAATGAGCCAATACAAGCAAAGACAGATGAAACCGAAAATCAGTTCTTGTTTATTATTGCTCATTTATTTATTCAGTCATTAGAAAAAGCGGTGGTTTTAGGTTTGCCACAACAATACCAAAAACAGCAAGAGCGAAGTCAAAAAGTAAGAGGAAGTATAAATTTTAATGATTACTTAAAAAGAGATATTCCATTTCAAGGAAAACTAACAACAACTTTCAGGGAACGAATGTATATTCAAGAAATCATTGATGTTTTATATTTGGCATTAAAGAAATTAGAAAGTGTTTTCGGCAAAGAAATTCACAGCCGTTTGCTTGGTTTAAGTCAATTTTTAAAACAACAATATTCTGGTCGTTTTGCGAGTTACGAAACAATACAAAGAGCCAAAACATACCAAACTATAAACAATCCAATGTATCGTGGTTTCAAAAAAGTTTTGGAGTATGCAGAAATAATTTTATTGAACAAAGACCTAATACCTGATAATGATAAGAAAAGTTTAGAGACAATAGGTTATTTGTTTGATATTGCAGAATTATATGAAATTTATCTTGAAAAACTTTTGAGTAGAAACTTTCCTGAATGGTCGGTAAGTGGACAAGTTGATATTCCAATTTACAAACAGCAATTTTATCGTAGATCAATATTTCCAGACTTAATAATGAAACATAAGGAAACAGGCAAAATTATTGTTTTTGACGCAAAATTTAAGAAAATGGAAATGCAAAATAATGACATTGATAGGTCAGATTTACACCAAATACATTCTTACTCGGGTTATTACCAAAATAACTTAATAGCAAGTGGTTTGATCTATCCATTATCAAAACAATTAGACGTTGAGAAGTCTTACTCTGAGACTTTATACGGTAACAATAATAATGATGTGTTATTTATAATAGATGGAATTTATGTTCATGAGACCCAAACAATGGATGATCTAATTGAAAGTGAAGATATATTTGTAAAACGAATAGCAGATTTGATAGGCAAAAAAGACATAACTATTTAACAAAAGTAACATCCCTATTTCTTTCTTGAAGAGCGTATTTAGAAACTCGGTAATTTGTAGTTATTATACTGACTGCGGCACGCCCTGCATTAATTAAAGCTTCTCTATCGCTATTTATCTGGGAATTTGCACAACCATTCATAAAAAGCATAAACAGAAGAGCACAGATAAATTTAACATAAGTTCTGCTTACTAACATTGTGTGGATCTCCGAGGAATTCTCTGAGTTGTTTTTATTATTTGAATCAGTTGGGGTAATTTACGTTAACTCACTTTAGAAAAAGCCTTCAACATTCAAGGCCTTTTCTCGCTTAGATTAATTTTTTACATTCAATATCATTTAACGGTGAATCAGTTTTCATAATGATTTTTTCAATTTTGGGTTGAAGTACCAAAGCCTCTTTTGAAAGTTCTTTAGCTTTAGCTGATATCTCACTTCCGCTTTTTTCTTTAAGTTTTATATATTTTTCAATGTATTTATTACTTACACATAATGAATCTAATGCATCAATTGACATCTTACTTTTTTTACCCGAAGCCATTAAATCAAGATCATCATTAAGCTTTAAATTTAAAGAGTCGTATGTTGTATTGATTGCATACATTAAAAAAGTGGCATAACTTAGTAACTGATCATTAGTTTGAGTTACCTTGTTAGCTTCATTGTATGCTGCTTTATATAAGAATTTTGTGTAATAAAGCTGATTAAACTGGGCATAGAGTGATGCTTCGCTTGCTTGGGTTACATCAGCTTCAGTAATTCCATGTTTTTGAGGGGGGACTTGGCTACATGCTACCGTTAAAAGAGACAATAAAATAATACAAAGTTTAGATTTCACAATTAATTAACCATTTCTTATTCAGACAGGGAATAACTAGATTTAGCTATAACTAATTTATAAAATTAGCTATATAAAGCTCCTTTTAATTGGAGCTTTATATAGTAATATTTAATTAATATTTTCAACTATTTACAAACTTGTTGAAAAGTTGCTAGAGATTTGTCTTTACTATCTCTTAGCTTGATAATTTCATTTCTTGCTTCGTATAGTTGCTTAACACTTTTCTTGGTGTCTTCGGTGATATGGGCTTTATATCGCTCATCCATATTATTTATATAGTTTTGCATGTAGACGGTCAGCCAACAGACATCGTTGAGATCGGTATAGTCAAACTTATTTTTATCTAAGCCAGTTAACCAATTACCATACTCATCATTCAGTAGACTTTGTGCAGTTCTTACTTTTACAAAAGTATTTTTGAAAATAATCTCTTTTAGAGCTGGTTCTTGTTTTACGTCTTTATTGGCTTCCAAAATCAACTTTCTATTATCAGTAACGTAATTCTTGAAGTCCTTTTGAATAAATGTATCTACATCCTCTTTTTCAGATGCTTTACATCCATTGAAGCCAACCAAAAGAAGCGGTGCTAAAAATATTAATATCGTTTTCTTCATATTATTACTCGTGACTAGAAACTACTGAGCGGCGGTGTATATTGATATTGTCGTATAAACTGCGATACGGTAGCACTATCATAAGGACGACCAAATACTTTCTTATACATATTTTCATTAATTAGATATGGTCCATTATTCTCATGGATGGCAATAGCATTCCCCGCTAAAACAGGCTTGTTTGCATTGGAAAGGGCAAGATCAATAACTTCACCAAAGTTTTTCTTAGCAATTGCCATACGTGCTTTAAAAGAATCTTTAGTAAGTTCTCTAATAAAAGTTGAGCCTTCATTTAAGGAATGCTTTTGAGCATACATCGTAAACTTAAGATACATCATTGTATGAAAAGAATATCTTTCTAAAACTGATTCACTAAACTGACGTAAATCATACTCAAGCCCAAAACGAATTGCTAAATCGTGTTCAAAAGGTATTCTATTTTTAACACCATCCCATTGACCTTGATCCATCATAAAGGTGTAAGGCACTGTAGTGTGATAATTAAGAATTTTAACAATGCTATTGCATAATAATGGATCTAATAATTCATCTGCATGACAGACTTTAACTTCATTATCTAAAGATGGAATTAATGTTGGTGAGAAAACTCTATCTTGTGCCAT